GGATTTCTTTTGATTAGTGGCACGCACAAGATCATTAGTAGCCTTTTCCTCTGCCTTGACTGCACTCTCAACAGCTTTCTGCGCTGCTTTCATTCTAGCCTCGGCATTAGATACAGCCTGTTTAGCCCCTTGCAATTCATCTTTACTAGCCGTTCCCTGCACACTGCCAGTGTTGGACACATTGGCTTGTGCCTTTACTAAGGCTTCTTGTGCAGATTTCCTGCGTTCCTGTGCTTTCTGGAGCTTTTCCTCGGCAAGCTGTCTGCGTTTTACAGCTGATTCCGAGCCTAATAATGCCTTTTGATACTCCTGCTCTGCCTTGGTAAGAGCTTCTCTTTGTGCCATTGTGTCGTTCTGTGGAGTCGCATTGTAATAATCAGAACGTGCTGCTTTACGAGCCTCTCTCTTTATTTCTAAATCAGCGAGAGCTTCGCTTTCGTTTCTGCGTGCTACTTTCACAGCCTGTTGGGCAAGATTTTTCTTGTACTGTTCGGAATCTGCTTTACGACTAGCAACATTGCCAGCTTTTTCAAGTTCCTTTTCTGCTTGAAGCCTCTGCTTTTGTGCCTGTGCTAATCTGCGTTCAGCCTTTTCCCTACGATTAAGTGCTGCTTCTACTGTGTTTTGAGCTTTTTCGTAGGCAATTTCGGCACTTGCAGCTTTCTCTGGGGTGGTTGCTGTATCAAGGTCGTTTTTCCTTGCTTTTAACCGCTGTTTAGCTGATTTTTCGTCTAGTTTTGCATTTTTTAATCCCAAGCTGGCTAGATTTTCTTGGTTTTTAGCATTGGCAACATTATATTTTGCCTGTTCTTCTGCTTTTTTTACAGCTTTTAGTGCTTTTGTTCTGCGTTCACTGGCATTAGCAAGGTTTCGCTCAGCTTCCTCCCTAGCCATAGTAGCATTTTTAGCCTTTTGTTGGGCTTTTGTATACTCTTTTTCAGTTTGAATTTTGGCACTATCATCTTTGGTCGGAGTATTAGCCATTGCTTTATCAAGGTTTTCCTTAGCCTTGACAAGCTCCATTTGCTTTTTTCTAGCTCTCTCCTCGGCCTGGGATTCAGCTAGCTTTGCTTTCATCACAGCATTGATAGCCATCTGCTCTTTATGGGCTTCGGTTTGATTCTTTTTGCGTGCAGCAGCTTCATTTTCCAATGCCCGTGCTGAATTTGCTTTTTGCTGAGTGCTTTCCAGCTTTTTCTTGGCTTCCGCTAGCTCTTTCTCGGCCTGAACCAACAAATCCTTTTGCTCTTTGACATTCTGCTTGGCATTGATAAGCACATCACTGGCTTTTTTAGCACTGGCTTCTGCCTGTTTCAGTGCCTTATCAGCCACGGCTGTAGAATTATTGGCGGTATTTACCCGTAAGTCAGCTAATTCCTTTTTAAGCCCTGCTAATTTCTTTTGTAAATCTGATGTATCGCCTGTGATGGCAACACTAATATCAGCATCTTGACTCATTCGTGTGTCACGCCCTCTCTAAGAAGTGCAAGCGAACTCTGCAATTGCTTATACCCACCAAAAGCACCGCCAATACCTGCAACAATTCCGTCAATAAAATCTGCTTGTTCACGCATTTCATCAGAAACCACCTTTTCGTAGAAAAGACGGACTTCTGAAACGCTATAATCATAGAGTATTTGTTCTTTAGTATGTCCGTGCGAGATTAGTTTTTGTATAACCTCGTAGGGACTTACTTCTCTTTCTTCTTTGGTGCTGGAAACAGTTTTGCTATCTTTCCCAGCTTCTGGGAGAAAAAACTTTTGTTTACCTTGAACACAGCCATACCGACTGTAATAACCTCGTCAATATCAAGTTCCTTAACATATGGAGTATCTTTGCCAATAGAACCTGCAATAAGCTCTGCCAGTGCATTAGAGAACTCCTCTCCATCGTCAACGCTGGCTATAAAGTCGAGGATAGCGTAAACCTGCTGAATTTCACTCATGTTGGTAAAGCTGGTCAAGGTGCTTACCTTTTCGGCATTGTCGATAACAGTCTGCATAACAATCTTGAACGGCTTGGCCATCTTAAAGGTCTGAACCCAATTGTAAGGCTTTACCTTTAAAACCTCGCCACAGACAGTTACTTCTTCACCTGCAAGCAATACTTCTACTTCTTTTTCATTTGACATAAAAAATCCCCCTTAATTTGCCCAATATTATTTTCATTGCTATAATGTATTTACATCATATTTCATCATTTTTTTGCTCCTTTGATAGAGGTCAAAAGCCACAAAAAGCACTGCTAAAACACAATTGTGTAATAGCAGTGCTTTTTGTTTTATCCTAAACTATCTGCCAGGGGGCAAGCAGTTAGTTAGCCTTAACCTTTGCCATAGTGTACAGTGGCTCTGTTGGGTGATTTGCTCTGTCGGAGAGCAGGGTGCACTCCAACTGGAAAGAAGCAAAATCCGTACCAATAAGGCCGACATCACCATTAGGCTTAATAGCTGCCTTCCAAATTTCCATATTGTAGCATGGGCCAATGTTAGGGTCACCGATGAACAGCAAACCACGCTCAATCTTACCAATAGTACCACCCATAATCTTAGGTGCTTTCATAGCAGGAACATTGAAAGCCACCAAAACCTCGGTATCATCGTCTATTTTTGCAGTGGCAGGAATATTGATAATACCACCACGAATATCAACTTCGTTTACGACATAATCAACACCCTCTACCAGCTTACCGCCAGCAGCCTTAACATCAATACTGTAGATTTCACCAACAACAAAGCTATCAGTAGAGCCAAGAGTCAATGCTACAGTAACACCGTCGTCCAAAGTCTGTGCAGTACCGGTTGCTGTAAGTTTCTGCGCTGCAGCAAAAGCAATTGCAGAGCTACTGCCCTTGCCCCACGCAAACTCACAGTCTGTAACAGTACCTGCAACGGTATTAGCCTTATCAATGCGAATGTAGTAGGTAGTGTCCTTGATACCGGTATATGTACCACCACTGGTCACAGTACCAGTAGAACCATTCGCAGAAGTCATCTGAGCTGCTTCCACCTTTGCCTGTTTAGCAGAAACCCGATTAATAACAATGTCAGAAACATTCATGTATGGATTTCCGTCATCATCCATGAGGCGGATATTCATATTAGGAGAGATTTTGTACTGCTTGGTCTTATTACCAGCAACCTGCTCCACAACGCCATCCTTGCCGTACAGACCGATTGCAAGATTGACAGGGTCAAACTCATAAAGTTCCAAAGTGAGCTTCTGGGTGGTTTCCGTATTAATAGAGGCCATAACCTCGCGAGCCTGATCCATAGAGGATTTGTGCTCGATAGAAGTAATATCGGTGCTCAGGGTAGCAGAACCAACATCACCAATCATGGTAAGGTCGTCACGCTGTGGAATACCATCAACCCATGGATAGGTATACCATTTACCAGCACCAACATACAAGTCGTTAGAATTAGAACCTGACTTATTTGCCATTATATGCTTTCCTCCATTCAATAGATAATACTATTCGTGAAATCGACACAGGTCTATAAATATCTCCATCTGATACTATTTCCTCAATAGTAACATTTGGAGCTATTCCTGTGTCCTCTCTAGCCACAGGTGGCCACTTAGGCAGACAATCAAAGATTTTGCTTTGCAGTTCGTCCTGCATAACATATGCCTGTTCTGGCTCGTCATCGTCTGCTTCCACACACACATCTACCCATAGGCTAACTTCGCCTATAGTCGGTAAAGAATTGGAAACATTAGACTCTGACTCCCATGTGACTTCTATGCAGGGATAATCCCTGCCTTTTCCTTTAGTGCCAACATAAACATCTACACCATCAAACAGCGGTATGGGATTGCCCATGCCGTCTTTTTTATCACTAAGTTGATTGTTTAGATAATTGGCTAGGCTTTTAGCCAAAGGATACCAATAAGATAATCTGCCCATGATTTACCCCCTTAGAATAGGCACAGCAAAGGGTGCAGTCATCTTAATGCTTGACTGACCGTTGCTAAAGGTGTCTGCACTCAACTGTGCTTCAATTTGTTTTAACTCCTCGGCAAATACCCTGCGTTTTAATTCATAGGCATCTGCGCCGTCCTGACTTCCATCAGAAGCCATTCGAGAGTTTTCTAAAGCGGTCATCATAAGGGCATAAACCATTGCAAGCCGTGCAATCTTGAACGGCACAGGGTCTGCGATTTCCTCCTTTTGAACACCAAAGTTTAAAGCCATATCTTCGATGTATAGGGATGACTTGATAAGTATACGGTCAGTGATTTTCTTAGCAAGCAGTGCATCAACCACATCATCAGGATTAAAATAAATTCGCTTTCCCTCAATTTCAATCATAAAATTCACCGTCCTCTCCGACTTGCAATGCGTTTTGCTCGTGCTAACTGTCTGCTTCTCGTGCTTCGGCTTCCTCGTATAAGCATGTTCAGATGTCTACGGAAAATATCATCAACATTAGGCTGGACAGCTTCTGCTGCCTCTCGCAGGAATGGGTCTGCTTTCTGCCCTGGGTGATAAACGGAGTCTAATAGAACCCGCCTACCTATTCTCTCCCAAAAGAAATACAAAGCCCTTGCTCTTCGTGGGAAAATAAAATGTGGTTTAGCACCCTCATGGACGATATTAGAATAACGAGCAATACGCCTGTCCAGCCGAACAGTAGCTTTTCCTATATCGCTATTCATTCTTACCGAACTGATTACAGATTTTTCAAGTTTACCACTTCTTGATTTAAAGCGGTGGTGCTTTTTTGCATAGTCACGCACCATATCAGCTGACTCTTGCAAGGCAAGGCGCATTGCAGCATTACTCCTAGGCCCCAAGTTAGCTAATCGTTCCTCTAGTGCCTCTGAACGGATTCTAACCTTAATACTCCTTGCCATGCATTAATCACTCCTTTGTGGTGCTAGTGTCAGCCTTTGCAGCCTTGGTAGCAGTTTTCTTCTTCTGAGTAAAGCCCTTTGCTTTGTAATCAGCAACATCTGCCTCATTTACGAGGTATGCTTCGCTGTCAGGGCTGTACATGGTAACAGTTTTCAAAACCATCTGTCATGCCCCCTCTTAGCCCAGCAATACGCAAGCCAGCTCAGGGGTAAGAGTCTTGAAACCGAACAAGCCATCAATTGAGATAATATCCTGCTTCTTGTCGATGTTGTAGCCGTAAGTTACACGCAGTCCCAAGCCGTTGTAGCTGGTAGTTGCACTGTTATTAGAACCCATAGGCTTATCCAGTGGTACAGAAACCAGGGAGAAAGCGTTCTTATGGAAAGCGATATTGGCAGCATGGTTGCCGATAACAGTTACTGCTGCATCCTGCTTAATACCATCAGCAACAGCAGGGTAAATCTTCAATACGGCATTATTGCCAGCCGCAGTGGCATCCTCGGTAACAACAAAAGTCTGGGTAGTGCCCGCAATCTTCAGCAAAGTACCTTTCTTTACAGTACCGGTAAGAGTGGTGTCGGTAATAGTCATGGTTTCCGCACCCTTATCTACAGCCTGTGCAACCTTTGGCGCAGCACCAACAAAATTGTCATTTGCTACAGACACAATATTCTGATCCATGTAGCAATCAAAGCCGAACTTTTTACCGAGAATAGCATTAACAAGTGCATCGGAAGTACCAGAAGCATCAACACGATTGAAAGTGTCAAGCTCCAACAGCTTGGCATCTGCTGCGGTGTCCAAAACCAGATTACGACCAGCCATAGGAACCTTATTATCATTCATAATCTTACGAACAGAAGTAATGCTTGCCACGGAATCAGGGGCAGTACCAGCAGTACCAGTAAAGTAAGGGACATCAAGTGCCAGCTGTGCCAGACGGGAATCAATATCCTGTGCAAATGCTGCCATAGCAGGAATAACATAACGCTCGGAGAACCGCTCAATAGACAAAGTCAAATCCTTGGAATCAATAGGGAAAGAAACATCAAGCAGCTTGTCCATCTTTACAGATACACCGCTCTCATTAATGTTCTGCAGGTTGATTTCGTCCTTGAACTCATCAACACGGAAAGTCACAGGCTTGCGAACAGTGATGGTGTCGCCTACCTTAGCCTTGAACTCGGTAGAGTAGCTTCTGTTCACCAGATTACCCATTACAAGGTTATTTTCCAACTGCATGAGTGCTTCCTGTGCAATAATCGCAGGAGTTAAAAAAGAATTAGCCATGAAATAATCATTCCTTTCGTTTTACAATATAATCAGCCGAAATCGGCATATTAACGGATTTTGCCCTCTTTGCGGAGCTTGCGGTACTCCTCTGGGGACATCTTCTCAAAATCAATCTTATCAACGGTCTGACCGCCATAGGAACCACCAGCACCAGGAATCTGATGATTTACTCTGTACTCTGGGTACTTTTCAAGGAAAGACTTAACTCCCTCGTCAACAGTAACCTCGGAGCCGTCATCAGCCATAAAGGACAGGGTATCATCATCATTTACCTTTACTCTGTCACGGAGAAGTCCAGAAGTGATAGCTGGATTTACTGCCTTGTTGGTCTCCAATGCATTGCGAATGTGCATATCCCTAATCATGGACTGCCGTTTGGCTTTTTCAGCCTTTGCCAGCGCAGAAGTTTCCCTACCCTTATCCTCAGAGGCTTTGAGAGCACGTGTAAGCTCGTTAATCTTACTCTGTAGGGTAATCTTATCAGCATTAGCTTCCTTGCCCTTGTTAGCCTTGATAGCTTCAAGTGCTGCATCAAGGTCGGTGACATCAGTGCTCAGGCCGATAAAGTCAGCCAGCTTGTTGTAATTTTCGCCAATAGTGGTGCTATTGGTTTTCAGCTCACCGATTTCCTTGGTAAGCTCCTCCAGCTTGTGAGCATTATCATTGGAATCCTTTAGAATGGCATTAAGACCGCTTACGAACTCTTTGCCATCTTCCAATGTGCCAAGTGCTGCAATAATCTCTTCTTTTGTCTTTGGCATACTATTTCCTCCTAATTAAAATCTTCAAATTCAAATCTTGTCTTTGGCTTGCTGAAACCATTCCAACCTCGCAGATACTTCTGCCAATCACCGCCTAATGAAACATCAACAGCCCCCGCAATACCAAATAGGTCTTGCAGGTGGCGTTCAGACAGTCCGCTGAAATATTTCCTAGCCATATTTATGTCAACCCTGTGTTTTCCTTTTATAGAAACTCTGTAAACAGGGTTAATAGTACACATACAGTGTGGATGCCTTGGGATGGACGGCATAAGATTTTTGGGATAAATACCCCTGCCGTAACCAATGTTGATATTGGCACACACATCGCACTGGTCAAATATGTTGTGTCTTGGCGATAAGCTCCATCGGTAGGCTACTACATCAGGATTGCTTTGATGTTGGGCAATAAAGGATTCAAAGTACAACTTGCTTGCTTCTGTACGAGCTATTCTCTCTGCCCTGTATGCTGCTTTGCCCTTAAAGGCAAGTTGCAATGTGTTAGGCAGCGCATATTCCCATACTTGGCTTGCTGTGTATTTTAGGTTCTTCATTGCCAGTGTTCGTGCTCTGACACTATCTCCATTGAGTGCTCTAATCAGCCTTTCAGTTTGCTGATACAAATCCTTAGAAACATTCCTATCGCCATGAGTCGCTAATCCTGCTACAGTACGCAGTGCCCTGCACTGGTCTTTCACCTTGCGAATATCCACATTGGTCTGCAACACCAGCTTCTCAATATTCTTGATCTTCATATCAATTTGATTGAGATTGCCTACTGTAGCCATAGTGGAACGCCTTATCTCATAAATGGTATCGTTGGACAGCCGTCTGATACGCTTTTTTAAGCTGACGCCATCATCTGTCCACGGCTCATTCATAGCCCTGTTAATGATTTGTTGCAGTTTGCCTTTGGGGAGTGTTTTGCCGTTTACAGCCTTGACAACTGTTGTCAAAACATTCTCTATCAGCTCTTTCAATCTGTCATTAACAAAGCCTTTTCGAGAAGTAACAATTTCTACTGCCTGGGGAATATCGTACCCCTGCTTCATGGTGTTGAAAACATCATCTATAGCGTTCTGCATATAGTCCTTGTACTGTTCTGTAAAGTCATTAACGGCACTACGAATCCTGGCTCTATACCAATCTTCTTGTACCAGTTTGGGTTTCTTTACTGTCATTTCAACCTATCTTTCTTTGATTGTAATTTGAGTTGCTCCTGCCCCTCTAAATACTTTGCTATTTTATCTCGCACAGAATAGCCCTTATCGGCAGTTTTTGGGGTAGCTGGGTTGTAAGTACCCTCCCTTGCTAATCCCTCAATCTGTGCGTAAAGTTCATCGTCAGAAGAAGTGCGTATCTGCTCGACAACCTTGTCATACTCCTTATCTGGAATGTTAGACAAAAATGCCTCTGTAGCCTTAATCTTGACCTGCTTATCAAATTCAGAACCAACATTAAGGGAAAGAGCTGCTGCAACCTTATCAAGTTCTCCCGACACATCTACAATGCCAAAATCTCTAGGATAAATAACTTTGTACTCCAAGTCTGTGTCCTCACCCATATAGGCAAGGAAGCACTTAACAATCTCTCGCTCGGCAATTTCACAGTTCTCAGCCATATCTGCCAAAGCCTGATTGGTCTGCTCAAAATCCCACTGTCTTGCCACACCTGATGTTCTCTGCTGAACGGAGGCCACACCTGTGAGGTTCGCCTGTCGGTATATATCCTCTACAAGACGGTTTATTTCAGCTTGCAATAGATTTGCCTGGTCAGCTGATGGTGAGATAAAGAATGGGGCTTTGCTCGAATTGCCATCGTACACAAGCATATTATCACTACCAAGCCTGATACCCTGTTTCAAGGTATCAATGCTGACTTCATCTGTAATTGGAAAACACAAAATAGAAAATGCTTGATTTCGCAAAAGCTCTCTAAGCTCGGAACAGATATTGTAAATAGCAAGGTTGGTTCTCGCTATAGACATCATTGGGGACAACGGCATAAAATCGCCTGTGTCGGCATCAGTACCATAAAGAGTAACCATAGGGATAAAACCCAGCTGGTTGGCAGACTCCTCTACTTTCCCATCATGATAGGTGACTTTCCATTTGTCACGCCACCATTCCCATACGTTTTCATCTGTATTGAGGTTTGCCCCACCCATAATCTTGGTACAGGTTTCATGTGTTCTGTACTTGATATATAACAGCTTGCCATGCTCGTCACTCTTATACTCCATAACCTGCTCTGGTTTTACGAAGTATAAGTAAGGATATTTCCTTTCATCAAGTGCCGACAAGGCATTAGATGACACCTCACGGCTGTTATCTACCATGATAAAGACAGAGCCGTAAAGTCTAGCATATCTAGCAGCGTTCTTCATAAAACGATTCATGGTAGAACCTAGCCTGTCCACATCATGCATGAATGGTGGCAAGAACTGTGCTTTGCCCTTTGACCAATCCCTAGCAATCATTTTGCGAAAAATAGGATTAGTTAAGGAGTCAACCACAGGCTTTACAAAATTGCTGTAGTAGCTAAGTTCCTGTCGATAAGCAATCTTGGCATCGTCCTCACGTGGATGCCTCAAAAGGTAGGTGCCATCAAGAAAGCCACCACCGCCTGTATAGGCATCGTCCAGAAAGGTGTAACCTCTCATAGAATATTGTATTGGCACTAAATATCACCACCTTTAGAACAATGTATGTTTAGCAGAATGAATATCAATAGGCTCACGCATCAAGGATTCCGTGGCATAGCGTATACTATCTATAGAATGGTTGTTCTTGTCGGGATAACTGCTGATGAACTGACCATTTTTGTTCTTATCGTATTCATAGCTTACTAATTCTCTGTATGTGTTAGGACACCTATTCTTGTCGACCACTATCTTTTGTAGATTCTGTAGCCAGCGGATTCCGTGGTCGATGGAATCTGGGCCTTTTCGTGCTGCTACAACACGCAGTCCCAAATCACGCATTTCTGCGATGGTTCGTGGTTCTGCACTATCTGCTACTACTCGTCTGTTCTCACAGATTTTCTTCATAGCTTCAACAGCTCGTTTGTTTTTCATTCCCACCTCATATATTTCAGCAAAAATATAGAGGATTTCACGCTTCTTGTCATAGTAAGAAGCAGTAAAAGCAAGAGGATCAATGGCGACTCGCATACCCTCGGTTTCCCGATATTTATTAGGGGGATAGACTATCTCTTTACCTCAAAAGAGGTATTCAGTGCTTCCCATGTAGGAGTTTCACCTACACAGTACGAGCAAAAGCTCTAGTCGTTACACCTTCCAATTACATATTGGCTCGGCACGATATTGCCATGTATCAATCAACATATTCCCATAGAAAACCGCCTGTGCTTTTTCGTTTTCCTCTGCACACTCTTGATATGTGAGTGTTTTTTAGGTTGTACTTATCTGCTGCTTCTTTTATAGAAGAAAACACTTCGTTAGTTGTAATATTACGAACTTTTCTTCGTATTTTCTCTAATGAAGCAAGGCTAGCTTTTCTTGCATTTTCTTTATAGACAGGGTTATTTTTTCGTTCTTTTTCCCATTTAGCAATTTGTTCCGTGGAATGGTGCTTTCCCCAAAAAGGATTTTTATCACCAATATAGTTTTTACGTTTCCACTCACTCATTAATTTTTTACTGGAATCCCTATGCTTAAACCCCTCTGATGTTTTTCCTCCCAGGCATTGATTGTAGCCGTTCGGAATTAAAGAATTGTAATACTTTATCCAATATCTTTCTTTTTCGTATAATTCTTCAATAGAAAATGCATGGTCTATAACTTCAACATCAAAATTGTTTTTTCCGTACAGCGATATTGCTTTATCCACGAGCATTTTATCGCTGTTGTAATGCTTTCGCATACGTTCTTTTAACATTTTAGATGTTTGTCCGATATAGCATTTACCATTAACTTTATTTGTCAACTTATATACCAGCAAAATAATCACCCCTTAAATGGCGATTATAGGAATATGTTTTTTGATATTTAGGTGTCTATCGTTAGCACTGCATTAAGCAGCACACCCTGCATTTACAGGTTCTCTGAATTTAATCGATGGTATCGCTACCAAAGTGACCCATTTTGTTAAGCCAAAATCTAATCCATACAAAAGTTTGTCGAATGTACGAATCTGTTCGTCTGTGATTTCCTCGCTGACTATATTTTCAAATACCGCACCACCTGTGCCTGTAACCTCTCCCAAGTATTCATGTCGGTACAGCATTTCATTTCTCTGCTTTAGGCGTTCTGCAGCATTGAAGAACTCCTCGCCGAGCCACGATTTAGGGACATTTAAATAGGTGGTGCTGTGGACTAATTTATCGGGTTCTTCGATTAATCTTTCCGTATTTACCCAATTATCCATTGTTTTAGGAGGATTGTAGGTCAAAAACTCCCAAAATTTATCGCCACCACGCAGTAACGACTGGTTAAGACTTCGTATTTCCTCTGCACTGCTGAAAGAATCCAGCTCCTCCATCCACACTATTCCAACATATCCAAAGGGCAGTTTTAGAGATTTTATCTTCTGTGGGTCATCAACACCCAAAAAAAGTATCTTCTGGCCTGTCTTTTTAAATGTTATCTCTGGCGGTGCAGTCAAATATCTAAATTTGTCAGTAAGTCCCAGCTTATCTATAGCCCATTGCATTTGTCCATATACCGAACCTTTTAGTGTGTTGGCATATTTTCTAAGCACAACAGCATGGCAATCTGGATTACGGAGCAATATCTGCGGTATCTCCAAACTTACAAACGAAGATTTTGTACTTCCTCTACCGCCTGGTAGCCAAAAATAGGTGTAATCATGCCTTTTTATAGCATTATGCACACCCCAAAAATGTTTTGCTATCAGCTTAGATAGCTTTGGTCGTGCCATATTATCCCCCTCTCTACTTCAAGAGTGGAATATCATCGACTATATCCTCATTTTCAAGCGGTATATCATCGACAATCTCAACAGTATCACCATTGTTAGCATTGGTAAGGTTGTCAATCTCCGCCTGTAACTTTTGATTACGGAGTCTGCCCTCAATGACCTCGCCTCGTGAAATGCGCTCTGTCTTAACTCCCAGGTCAAGCAGTTTTATCACATCGTTTATGGTAAGCATTTCATCAGGGGTGTTAAGGAGCTTCTTCATAGCCTTTACTATAAGGCTATTGCCTACCTTGGCATGAGTAGCGTACATCTTGTCCAATTCTTCCTCATACCTAGTCCTGCGGCTCTTTTCAAGAAAAAGGTCGTATGCCCTAACTCTGTCATACCAATCGTATTTATTGGCATATACGCTCAAAGTGCTAGGTTTTACTCCAGCCTGTTCGGCAGTCTTTCTCAACGAACGCCTTTCGCCCGTCAGGCTCGAACTATCCCTGTATATACAGAAATACTTATATGCGGAATCTGTTTCTTTTAAATCGAATCTTCTATCCCACTCTTGGCAATCATCTAGGAATTTATCCATGAAATCATCAGGCTTCTTCCTTTTCTTGCCAGCCATCATTCCACCCCCTTTCCTATTTTGACCAATCAGAGGACTCGAACCTCTATCTTTCATCACTGAACGTTCTTCATTGAACTATTTTGGTATATTAAAAAGGGACCGCCATATGCACAGCAGTCCCTAAAGGGAAATAAAATAGGAGAAATATTATGATGTTTTATGTCACAAAGAGTCCAAAACTATTGAGCTATAGCTTGCATGGACTGCTTTGTTATAAATTATTTGTTTGCATAGAAAACCCCAGCGGTATTACGCTTGAATCAGAGGCTCGCTAGGGGATTGTCTTTTCAATCTATCATTACATCTGGGTGTTCCTGCTGGTACATTGCCTGTATCTCGGAATAGGAATACTCCTGACCATCTCTTTCACAGGTAATAGTTCCAGTAGGAGCAATTTCAGCGTATCGCTTTACAATGGCATCGCAATATTTTGGGTCAAGCTCTGTAGAGCGACATTTCCTACCTGTCATCTCACAGGCAATAAGTGTGCTACCACTGCCACCAAAGAAGTCAAGTACAACATCACCAGCCTCAGAGCTGTTCAAAATAGCCTTGGCAGGTATTTCCACTGGTTTCTGCGTATGGTGGATTGGGTGTGATTCCTTAGCAAATTCCCAAACAGTACCATTAGCAGGTTCATTATAGAGGAATACGCTTTTGTTTTCATCAAGGCGAATGTACCTCATTTTCTTGCCTTTGACAGTCTTGTCGGAGATAGCTATCTTGTGTCCCTCTCCATCAGTAAGCACTACACCGCCTTTTACTGTTGTGGCCATATCCTTACCGGTACGCACTGTCGCTGTCCATACCGTAACATTGGAGCGGTCACCAAAGAATTTTGCGTGTTGCCCCGCTTTCTCTGAATAAAGACATGGTTCGTGAATCCAATGATAATCGTTATGGGCAAGCACAAAGTTATTCTTTACCCAAATTATCTGCTGCTTAGGGATAAGCCCCACAGCCGTCATAGAATCTTCAAATTCTCTCCTGGAAGCAAAGGCATACCAAATGTAGAAAGCAGCATCCGACTTGGTGTACCGCATATAATTCTTAAATGCTGGTACTAAAAGCCCCATCAAGGCATCATCTGTCTTATCGTCATTCTTTATCATGCCGAATTTATTCTCGCCACGACCGCTTCCGACAAAACTAACACCATATGGCGGGTCGGTATGTACAAGTTGTGCCATATCGCCATTCATCAGCCTATCTATATCCTCTGTGCTTGTTGCAGAGCCACACAAAAGTCTATGATCACCCAAATGCCATAAATCATTAGGCTTGGTAAATGGTGGAATCTCTTCATCGGTGTCAGATTCGGAATCCGCACCATCATCTTCAACCTCATCATCACTATTCTCAATTTCATTAAGAATATCAGCTAAATCCTCTGTGGTAAAACCTGTGAGTTCTACAGGCATTTCGCCAAAGTCAGTATCCTTAATCATATCCATGAGCTTGTCATTATCAATATCTGAAAGCTCTGCTATACGATTATCTGCCAGCAAGTCGGCATTTTCCTCTGCCGCAGTAGCATAATCCTGATACTCTACAGGCACTTCCTTTAGACCTGCGGATATTGCTGCCTGTCTGCGACCATGCCCTTTTACTATATATCCGCTTCTTTTGCTGACAGTAATAGGTGCCCGCCAGCCGTTTGATTTGATGATTGTTGCCAGTAGCCCTATCTGCTTGGCATTGTGCTGATTAGGATTTTTAGGATTAGGCTTCAAATCCTTAATCTTTAAAATCTCATCATGCCCACAGAATACTGGTACACCATCAGCTGTAACCACTCTTGGTTTAGCCTCTGTTTTGTACATTTTTATTACTCCCAATAAAAAAAGACCACTTGCCATTTAGCAAACAGTCTGCAAATATCTATGCTATATTTACAAGCAAATTTATCAAATAATGTTAAATTTGTTGATAAACTTTATTGCTCGTTAGCTACTCTCGACAAGCCGAGCAGAGTGAAATCTCTGCCAGACAGGCGGTCTACGCAGCAACTACCACAACTGGATGTAGCACTACATCCTCTATCCCGTCTGCTGTAACATTCGGGAATACTTTCTTCATAATCTGGAATGCCCCATTAACATCTGCATTTATTAGCCTACCGTCATTTGCTTTGAACAGCCCACGGTGAAATCTTCTGCTCTTGTCGTAGTTTTCCTTTGTAGGAAGTTCCCCATCCAGAAAAGATGTACCGCTCGTATAGCTTTCTTCGGTTAATATTACTGCTATACCTTTCTCTTTTGCTTTGTACTTAATCATCTGGATTAACCGTGCAAAGGGCATTTGAACAAAATGCTGGTTCACTCGTTTGGATAATCTGCTATCCTGTTTCCATTCCTTATTTTTACCAATAACTATGGCAGAAATTCCCTGTTCGACACATTTCTTTACAATCAGACGGCTCGCTTTGTGCATATAATCGTCGATGCGGCGATTTCTTTTGTCTGTCAGCTTAGCAAGCCGTGCAGAAGAATGTCTGCCTGTTGTCATCATGCAGATGCTTTGCCAGTAGGAGTGTTCTTTGTTGTAGAACTGGTTAACCGATTTAGGAATTTTGCCATTGATTATCAGTGGGACAGCCCCTGTGTTGACGGTCATGGTCAAAATATTGTCAACACCGATGTCAATACCAGCATATCTTCCATTATCCTCCTGCTGAATAACTGGTTTTAATGTATAAACAATATCCATCACAATGACCTTTCCACGAGGAATAAACCTTACCTGTTGAAAGGTGTCAAATTTATCAGCTTTATTTTTATTGTCCACAAATGCGGGTGTTACCTTAAAGCCGTCGAATGTCTTAGGAAATACAATTTCGCCGTTTTTCAGCTTACAATTCTGGTTCGTCATTACAAGAACAATTTTACTGTTTTGAGGCTTATATTTGGGCAGCTTTGGTCGCCCAAAGTATTTTTCTTTATGTTCTTTCCAATCCCTAATAGCCGAAAAAAACGATTTCCAATTTTTATCAAGCAAACGCAATACCTGTTGAGCAGACTGTGCCGTAGGCATAGCCCTGTAATCAGGATATGCTGCGTCCTTTTTCAGCATCTGGTCTAACTCCCTGTATCTGAGCCACATTCCTTCCTTGATAAACTTGCTACGAACAAGATAATTGGCATGATTGTACAGATTTTTGGACAGATGGCAGAATTCACCAATCATCGCATACCAAGGAGATGTTGGGCGAATTAGATGCCTCTCAACTCTAGTCAAAGCATCTTCAGTTTTCTTCGCCATCGTCTACCGCCTCCTTAATCTTTTTGAGTCGTCTACGACTGGAATAAAGCTTCGTTGAGTAACAATGCAGGAGATTGACGATTTCCTCGAATGCTTCCTGCGTATCAAGTTTTTATATAATTATTTTAATGTTTTTAATGAATTATCTATCTATATACTTTATTATCCATCATATCACATTATAGCGGATATATGTGCGTTTTGTCAACTACAAAAACCCTTGCAAATCATTTCAGACAGGTTTTGTATTGTTCGCTGAACTCTTGGATATTTTTATGGTACTCCCCCAACAGTCTACTAAAATTTGGAAGAAATGCAGGATTTGGTCATTGTGAATCTTGAAGAAAATGCATTTTGTAGTTACTACTTTTAAAAAAAATACAAATAAAACTACATTTTTATTGTCTTGCTGGTCAAATTGGTATATAATATGATACAAATAAAAAGCACCGCCCCCCAGTGGTTGAAATTAGGTAGCAGTGCTTTTTCCATCGTTAGGTCCTTAACACGTAATACAACGCTTTTAAGTTCCGTCTGTAGCTTTATTATAACAAAAATGTTTCCAATATGCAAATGTTTTGTAGGCCTATGGAGAATATGGCCAGTTGTCAAAGATTTGTTGACAACTGGCCAGCATTTTGAAGCATTGAAGTGTTATTGAAGTAATTCAATGTGAAATACCGAAAGGAGCAAATGTTATGAAGTTAATTAAAAAAGATGGAATCGTTTATGCAGACAGCCGTGAAGTAGCAGAGTTGATTGATAAGACTCATGCACATTTATGCCGTGATATTGATAGCTATGTCAATATCCTATATCAAAATCCAAAATTGGATTCTGATAATTTCTTTATAGAATCAAGCTATACAGCTGGCACCGGCAAAGCTTATAAGTGCTACCTCTTAACCAAGAAAGGGTGTGATATGGTAGCCAACAAAATGACAGGCGATAAAGGAATTTTATTCACAGCCACATATGTGGATAAATTCTATGAAATGGAGCACCAGCTTGTTAATAAGAACACTTTGGCTTTGCCTAACTTTAATAATCCAGCCGAAGCTGCAAGAGCATGGGCAAATGAATACGAGGCCAAGCAGAAAGCCCTGGCAAAGGTTGAGGAAATGAAACCAAAAGTATTGTTTGCCGAAGCGGTAGAATCTTCCAAAACCTCAATTCTGGTAGGCGAGCTGGCTAAAATCATCAAGCAGAACGGAGTAGATATTGGCGAGAAGCGATTTTTTGCTTGGCTGCGGGATAATGGCTACCTCATTTCTAGGAAAAGCAGTGATTGGAATATGCCAACACAAAGAAGTATGAAGCTAGGTCTGTTCGAGATAAAAGAGCGTAACATCTTCAATCCCGATGGAAGTGTCAGAATAACTAAGACACCAAAAGTCACAGGCAAAGGCCAGACCTACTTTATTAACAAACTCCTTAACGAAACCGCATAACCAAGATACCGAAAGGATGATAGAAATGGAAAACAACATTCAAATTTTCACGAACAACGAGTTTGGTAAAGTAAGAACTGTGATAGTTGATAGTATACCATATTTTATTGCCAATGATGTAGCCGAAGTGTTAGGTTATGCAAAACCAAGAAATGCTATTGCTACCCATTGTAAGGGTGCCCTAAAACAGGGCATCCCTACAAGTGGTGGCATTCAGGAAATGACAATTATCCCCGAAAACGATGTATATCGATTAGTGTTTCGTTCTAAGCTACCCTCTGCAGAGCACTTTGTGGATTGGGTAACTTCTGATGTGCTGCCATCTATCCGCAAAACTGGTAGCTATTCAATTATGCCTAAAGATTATCCATCAGCATTGCGTGCTCTAGCAGACGAATACGAGAAGAACCAAAAATTATTAGTCGAAAACCAAGCTATGAAACCAAAAGCGGAATACTTTGATGTCTTGGTAGACCGAAATTTGCTGACGAATTTCAGAACCACAGCCAAGGAATTACACCTAAAGCATAAGCAGTTCATTGACTGGTTATTGGAAAAGAAATTTGTCTACCGTGACCAGAGAGGAATCCTACAGCCATACTCTGAGTATGCAGATTACTTCCATATTAAGGACATTAAGACTGCGGCAGGTAGCTGGGTAGGAACACAGACACTAATCACTCCCAAAGGCAAGGAAGCATTTAGATTGCTGCTGGGTACAAATTGATAGCTATATAAAGACCTTGGGCAAGAAACCATTTGGGGATTCTGATCATTGTGTGATATACGAAAGGACGATACGAATGGAAATGAATTTAATTGAACAGAACGGTGTGCTCTATGTAGATAGTAGACAGGTCGCTGAGATTACAGATAAACGACACGCTGATTTGTGCCGTGATATTGCTAAATATGTCGCTATTTTGACTGGACGCAATTTTGCGTTGAGTGATTTCTTTGTAGAATCAACCTACAAGGATGCTTCAGGAAAAGCTAATAAATGCTATCCATTATTAGCCGTATAATTTTAGGCAAACACAAAGACCACCCAAAAGATACTCTGGGTGGTCTTATGCTTGGTATTTCCGCTAAGTGCGCTGAAACGGAATTTATGATGTTATTATACATCATTCGAGGGAGTTGGGCAAATTGCTCGAATCACATTTTTATGGGTTATTTGGCTAGTTTTATCACATTTTTTTATTTAGTTCCTCATTTGGAACAAAACTATTTGCTCTATGGTATAAAAAGGTGTGTCTGCTACTATTATGGTACTATCCATTCCATAGGTTTCAGACATGTATATGTTTTTGCCAACAGCATTTGAGTATACATGTCTGCGGAAGATAGAGTCGCCTAATCCCGAGTCAACTATATCTGTTGTTTCTATCTCATGGTCTGTTACTCCCATAAGGTTAAGCAATCTATGTCTAACCCTATAGGTTGATGATTGTATGCCATTGTGACATTCGATAACGACCGATGATACATAGCCTGATTTAGTCATATTTATGGTAAATGCATTTGCGATATGGTCGTTATGGTCTATCGCCACCCCCACGTACTTCTCCGTTATGTACGATGAATCAGGGGCAAATAAATAATATATAGATTCATGTGTACTTTCATCTAGCACAGATACAATCTCTTTGGCAGTTTTATCACTAATGCGTGTGTCATCATCAGCAAGCTGTGCTGCGTAACATTGGCTCGTTACCAATACGACTAGAATTGTGACCAAGGTGGCTATTCTCTTAATCATGGTTGCTCCTCCTCTTTAGCTTTTGGTATTTTTCGCACAAATAGCATATAAACTCCAGCGTGATTTCAAAGAGCTTTATGGATAACTCTATCATTTCTAATAATGTGCGGAATATATGCCCTATGATTCCTGCCATAGCCCATATGGCGGTAAAAGGCAACACTATCATTCCTGCTATGCAACCTGCCATATCGCTTTACACTCCCTCTGGTTCATCGTGCTGTGACTTTGCGTAGTTATCTATCAGTGTGTCTATCAAGGCTGGCATAGTCCTATCTAATTCCGATAAAACCGTCTTGAATGTTGTTTTTTCCTGCAATGTCAGCTGTATGTAAATCTTTTCGTTATTCTCTACAGTTCCTCTTGTTCTCTTGGTAATCTCGACATCTCCTAACTCTAACCCATTGGTTTTAGCCTCCAGCCAATCCATCATAAGTTTCTTTATAAATAGACTTGGTGTTGTGTCAAGTTTAGTGGCAAGCTCTGTGATTACTTTTTTGGTTTCTGCATTTGTCTTATATATACAGCTACACCATTCCTTTTTACCTGGGGTATACTCCTTACGCTTTATTTCCGCCCCATCAAAACTTGCTACCTCACTACCATCATATTCGGCAACGGCAGCCATATATAAATCCCTTAAATAACCTGATAGTGTTTTTCCGTTTGCATTTGCTATCGCTTTCAGCTTTTCCTTTTCCGCTTTAGTTATTCGTATTTGCAAGTTTGTTTCTTCTGGTGCTCTCATAAAAATTCCTCCTAACTTATCGTAATTACACAATACAATATTTTTGTTTTTTTGTCAATACTTTTTACGATATATAAACGCAGTTGATTAACCTTGCACAAATGGATTTCAAATTTGGGAAAAATTTTAGAGCTAGACCATGCGACCCCGAGGCTCGGGGCCTGGGGCAGTGCCGAGCAAACACCCGCTTGACTTCTGGCAAAATACAAAACGCCATATAAAAAATACACACAGCTGCCTAAAAAATATTGTAAAAATCCTTGACATTATACAGGAATTACGGTATAATATAATTGTCAAGGGGAACAGGAACAAAGTTGAAAACCTCCTCCCCCTGCCCGCCAGCCGTGTGGGGCGTGTACCGCACAGGCGGAGTCGCAACCGCCAAACAAAGGCGAACAAATAGGTGTATTAAAGTCGTCCTGAAATAGGAGGCAGGACAGGGAGTAGTCTACCCACAGGTGTGAGCCACCTGCAAGGAACGGTTGTACCTTGAAAACCGCATACAGCCCAAAGTCGTGCTACAGGTGTAGTACGCCCACCCGCTATGATGATGTAGCGGACACGCTGACAGAAACAGTATGCCATAGCTAGCTTGCTACAGCTGGCGGTGTGATATGTGGCATACTATCAGCAAAGTACACTGCCATAATGTCATGGCGGAGCGGTGTATTCCCTGCCGACCTTGTAGCCTTTACCTGCTCATTACCCGCATAGGTAGTGGGCAGACTAATGGCTATTAGTCAGAATAATAATAAGCAATACAAAGGAGTGTTTTATTATGGAAATGTATGCATATAGTGAATATTGGGATTTTGAGGCAAAGCTGGTCGAGGCCGTAAAAAACAGCCAAGTTGCCGTTGAAATGGTAATTGAGCGGGAGTGTGATGTACACATTTGTCATACATGGTCAAACGCTATTAACTACTATCCAGCCGACCAGCTTGCTGGTGTGCTGGCCTTGTCTGCTGAAAAAAGTATAATCAGCAGTAACTCTAATTACTATATTTTATGGAGAGATCATATCGAATGTGCTGACGACCTTATGGATATGTACGGTGATAACTTTGACCAAACCATACGCGATATGTGGGGCAATGGTGAGCACGCCCTCCTAAATCACCTTTATGATATTTGCTTTGGTAAGGGCTGGTATATATGCTATATCAACAATGCACCGTCCGAGTTAGATGTAAAAATTATCAATGCCCTAGTAGCCAACAAAGAGCACGACCTGCTTGAGGAACTGGCAAGGGAAAGAGCTTGGGCAATCTATTGGAATTGATGATAAATAAAACCTCTTAAATGCTCACCGCCTTGCTGGGCGGTGGGTATCATAAGCGGTTTTATTCCGTGATTGTTAACCTTTCACAAAACCTGGTAGGGTTAGCTATGAAATTTTGTAAACCTTGCATATAAACATTTGAAAGGAGTGTTTTTATGGGAAAATATGCTTTCAATCTAGCCTTTTGCCTGCTGGTAATTTGGTTGTGGGTGGACTTCTTTACCCGCCTAACGGATTAACTATAACAATTTTGTTATAGTTTTTTTCAAGGCGAAAAGTCTAAAGGCGGGATTTTTGTTATCCTTTATGAATATTGAGTGTTCGGTATTCATCTTTTACCGGTTTTAGCTGCCCAGCTATGCACTTTTTGTTATAGCTAGATAGCATTTTTAGGGTGATTTTCCCTGCTGATTGCTTTATCAGTCGTTCCTGGCAGGGCAACATCTGAAAATTGGCCTATTTTCCACCACAGGTGGACAGTTTTAGAAAAATTTTGTCTTAAGGCGGTGTTTTGACCTGCCTTTGTCTTTTAGGAGTGAACATTATGGAATTTGATACCGAGACAATGTATGAGCTGGCGGTTGCGAAAGTCTTAAAACAGGCTAATGCTGAACAGCTTGACGAGCTTGTTACTGCTATGAATTGCAACAGGACACAGGCTGTTTGTGACCTTGCTGAATACTTATCTAACCATGTTTTCAGCTATGTAGATGGCAATTATACCATCCATATCAAGCCTAACGACTGGTATTACCCTCAATACAAAACAGTCGACATTTCCATGTTGCTTTTTATCGCCAAAAACTAGAACGCAAAAAATCAGCCGTTGTGGCTGATTCTGGAAAGGTGGTTTTCAAAAATGTTATTTCAAATTGTGGAAGAATTAGATAATTACAAATCTAATACATTCCTTGTGGATTGCAAGAGTCTAGCTAGTGCCAAACGCTTTGCAAGTCGCTTGTGTGCTGGTCGTCTAACTCCCCTGTACATCTACAAAGATGATGAGATTGTAGCTTATAGGGAATGGTTTTCTAATAAGTGGAAAACCTGCTGATATACTGATAACTTTTATCGTGCTACCCTCTTTTGTGAGCGTGGCACTCTAAAGGCTATTAGCCTAATGTTGATTATGTATTTCAAAAGGAGTGTATCTATTATGAAAAACAATACTATTGCTATCCGTGGCCATATCGCTTGCCTGGGATTATGGAACAAGGGTATTGATAAAGGCCGTTGGATTGACTTCCCCATTGATTCCGATGAGCTGACCGAGGTGTTGACTGCAATTGGCTGTAATGCCGAGAATGAAGAATACTTTTTCCCTGATTGGGAGTCTCCTGTTAAACTTGGCGAATACGAAAGCGTTGACCATGTAAACGACATTGCCGAACGCTTGGACGAGATTGATGAGGACGCCGATATTATCGAGGCTATTCTCTACGAATACAGCCATGACATCGAGGCGGGCTTGTCAATCCTTGAGAATGAAAACTATACCTTTCACGATAATTGTGACAGCATGGAGGATGTAGCCCGTCAAGTAATTGCGGATCTTAACTGCCCTGGTTGTGACCGTTCCAAAGATATAGACCTTTTACTTCGGTACTTTGATTATGAGGCCTATGGTCGCGACCTTGAAATCTTGGGCAATTATATCCCTGCTGCTGGTGGTTACATTGAGTTGTACTGATACCACCCTAAAAGTTTTAACCTGCCTATTAGATATTTGTATCTGGTGGGTAGTGTAAAGCCTTTAGGCTGAATATCAATCTTTTACATACAAGGAGTGTATTTACTATGAAAAGAATTGCAAGTTACAAGCTTCAGCTTATTCGTGAGGGCAGTCATCTTTACGAGACTAAAACCATCACAGGTGCTGATGATGCCACCGCCATTCTGGCCAGCTGGTTTAAAGATGAACCATACGAGCATTGCACTGTTATGTGCTTGAACATTAAGGGCGGTGTTATCGCTATTCAGGACATTTCCGTGGGTAGCTCCTCAGCCTCCGTTGTTGAGCCGAGGTCGGTGTTTGCACCTGCTATCCTGCATAATGCGGCCAGCATCATCGTAGCTCATAACCACCCCAGTGGCGTGTCTACTCCATCAAAGGATGATATTAATACCACTAGGCGATTGGTAGAGGCAGGAAAAATCCTGAATATTACCGTACTAGACCACATCATCATCGGCATAGATACGGAGCTAAAGTCGTCAACTTCTATCCGTTCCTTGCCTGAATATAAGCTCATTTGGAAAGGTATAATTTGACTCTATTATCATAACATAAAATTCTGATGTTCACAAGTGTATTTTTTATAGTTAGCTTCTTTTATAGTTAGCTTTTTTTAGGAGGTTTTTATTATGGCTAAAGACATGACAAAAGAAGAAATTTTGTTGCAGGCACGTATCTCTCAGTATGAAAAGACCTTTGCCCTGGTCGATGGTGTAAAAGCTATTGCCCAGCAGTTTGATGGCAAGTGTTATAACAAGCGTTTTGACAATGCCTTAGAGTCAGCTGGCTGTACCCTTATACACGCTAGCTATGATAAAAACAGCATTAAGATAAAACGCATGGACGGAGATTGTGATGATTATGCACGTAATCTGGTTGTATGTGACTTAGATGATTTTCTGGACGACAAGCGTATCAATGCGGAAAAGCTCAATGTATTGATAGACAAACGAGCCGAATATATCAAAAAGGTAATATCAGACCTAACAGCACAATCTGAACACGTCGAGGACACCATTGCCCTGCTGAATGAAAAAATATCAGACCTCAACGCCCTAGTCAATGATATTCATATCGAAATTTCAAAAATATATGAAGATGAAATTTTACGTGTCACTTCTAGATTACCGCGATAAAAAGGAGGCTTTATTATGACAGTTCTGGATTGTGAATATAACGACGAGTTTGGTGGTATTCTTGCAAAACTTCTCATTGATGGCAACATTTTTTGGTTAGGGCAACAGCTGGACGCTACTGATGAAAAAAACATCTTCAAGATTGGCCCTGATTGCTGGGAGCTTTTCAACGGCAAAATGGCCAGCACTGTAGAAAAGTCAATTTCTCAGGATTTGTTCGACAAGGCTATTCGCTTGGCCGCTGATGAGCTTAATATCTCCATACTTTAAAAAATGAAAATAGGAGTGTTTAAAAATGAGTAATACATATTCGTATATGTTTTTCAATTGTGATGAATACGCGAGTTCAGCTTCTATGAATCCGATATGCAACTGTATTGTATATCGGAAAAAAGCTGGTAAAAGAGCACTATGGAGAGAAATAAAACAACAAATTGCAGAAGAACAAATAGAGATTGAAAAAAGAGATTTGCAAAAGATACGAAACGCAATTCTTTTTGGCAATCCATGTGAAGCTAATGACTTTATGACATATGGGCATATTATTAGAGTTATGGAAGCCATATAAAAAATATTAGGAGTGTTTAAAAGTTTTAACCTGCCTATCAGCTTTGTCTGGTGGGCAGTGTAAAGCCTTTAGAGCTGATTATTATCAAGGTATTTTTAAGGAGTGTATTTATCATGAACGAAAACATGGAAAAACGCACTTTTGGTGTAGAGCTGGAATTTTGCGGAGTATCAAGGCCAGCGGCTATTGCCATTGTTGCAACTACAATTTCCAAAAACATTTTCGCTAAAACAGACTTTTATGGTGGTGTTTATGACAAATATGTGTATCAGGACAGCAAAGGCCGTAATTGGTATATTGCCCGTGACTCTAGCATAAGGACATGTTCTCCAACACATGAGGGTGATGATGTTGCCACATCTCAATGCGAATTAAAAACTATTTCTATTGACACCGCTGATGTCTGCGAGTTGACACAGATTCTTATTGGCCTCATGCTAAAGAATCAGGCACGCTTGGAGGTGATGTAATTGGGATTTGATAGCGACTCTAAGGAAACGTTCAAGATTATAGATGCCTCTTTTGGCGGTATTATGGGACTTGTTCTATTTCCCATTACATTCTTCATTATATTGTTCTATCTGCCCGTACTTCTTATGAATATCCTGAACACATTTCTTGATGGGATTGTGTGGTTTTTAGGGCTTATAGATGTATTACTATCCGATAATGATTAACTTTTCACATAATGCAATTTTTAGGAGGCTAAAATCATGTCTAAAACAAAGAATTTTTCCATTTATCTTGCCTATGGTTCTAATTTGGATTTACAACAAATGAGCCATCGTTGCCCTGATGCCACACCCATTGGAATCGCTTATATTTCAGGCTATCAGCTCATGTTCAAGGGTAGCAAGTCTGGCAATTATGCCACCATTGAAAAGAATGTTTTGTGCAAGGTGCCAGTGTTGGTTTGGGCAATTTCTAAGGCTGATGAAAATCGTCTGGACATCTATGAGGGACACCCAACATTCTATTATAAGAAAACTTTACCCATCGAAAATTTCAAATCCTTACACCCTGAAAAATGGACAAATCCACCGACCGATGGCATGGCCTATATCATGCACGAAGACCGTCGCCTTGGCTTGCCCAGCCCGCATTATTTAGACATTTTATATTGGGGCTACAAAGATTTAAATCTACCTATGCACATTTTAGCTGAGGCTTTAGATGATACCGCTGCTAGCATTTGGGAAGTCAAAGTAGTTACAACACCGCGGAGCGACCGTAATTGCTAATGCTATAATTGTTGGCAGGTGTGTTGTTTTAGCAACATTCCTGCTAGCATTATTGCACATTTTCACACTGTTTTGTTCTCGGAGGTGCTTATTTATGTATTTTAGAGTCTATTGTGCACGCATTACGCCCATTATGTTTAACAATTTATCAACCTATAATCTGGACGAGCTGGTGAAGCCGTTGCCATTCCTGATTGAAAGTAGCGACGAGGATGAGGCTTGCTATTCTGCTATGAAAAAGCTAGTAGATGATTGTAGCGACAATATTTACTCGGCTGGCATTGACAATGACCTGGTAATGTTTAAAGATAAAGAAGACCGATTCCTGTACGGTTACGGAGCTTTCGTTGCAGTGCCAGCTAATAGATAATAATGGTGGTATTATAGCTTATGGTATGATATACTTTTTGTATCATACCATAAGCGAATAGGAGGAAATTATTATGAGAATGTCAAAGGAAAATATGGACTTAAAATTGAATACTTGGATAAAACATATTAACGATGGTGACTCGAAATTCTTTTTCGAATGCAATGCTTATACAGGATTGAGTAAAGCCACTTTTATCGAAGAATTAAAATGGCTTTTTAACGACCCGCAAGATGCTGAAACCGACGAACATAACCCTTATAGGCGGGAGGTGTTTTTTTACCCCGATGGGACTGCCCATCGTTTCATCAGGGTGTACGATTGCGGTGTAAGGCGCGTAGCTTTGGAAGAGTTCAACGGCGGAACCATGAGAGTTTCAAATCCTTGCTCCCTGCTGGGACACAATGTGGGACTCTCTATTTGGGACCATGTGGATGTTTTAGAAGACCATGAGCGAGCTGTAATTATTCAAAAAGCTACGGCTTGGCGTGAAAATGCTAAAAAATGGGGCGTTTTGAAAAGCTAGTATCTCATCCCAAACAATCAAAAAGCCCTGCCATAATGGTGGGGCTTTTCTTTTACCTGAAATTACTAGCAAATATCAGAATGATACCGGCACAGCCTATTACCCAAATTGGTAAACTTGATAGCATCATCTACAAAGCTGTTAGGATAGTTTTTCAGCTCCGCTACCTTGGACAATGCTATCAATGCAGTATAGGACATTGCCATACTCCCTGCCAGCTTTTCTCCCAATCCTGCAATCAGCTCCTCGTTCTCCTCTGGCTCGGTGTTATCCTTGATGGCGGTGTACGCTGCTTGGACATCCTTTAGCCCCTGATTCATTGTGTCAATGAACTTCTCCAGCTGGTCGATGGTCACACCCTCTGGAATAGTCAAGTATGACGGCACAATCTTAATGGCCATAAAATCACCTCTCTTTATTAATTTTCCTACTGATATTTTATCATTTTTCACAGTTTTTTTCAATTTGTGCAAGCAGCGAAAAACCTTTAGCCGACTGGGTTCACAGCAAAAAGGACACCCACCAAAAGTGGATGCCCCTGCCCTGAATTTCCTGATTTACTTTTGCACTAAGGCCACCAGCTTATCACTTCCACCATAAGGCTCATAGCCTATGATTTTACCATGATTACCACTGTCGTTCAGCTTTTTCCTAATAGCCTCTACCCCAGCTTGGTTGTACCTGAACGACTCTACCTGCTTACCTGAATACTTGGACTTATCATAGAACCACTTGCCATACGGATCTGTTTTCAGATTGTTTGCCTTAGCCAGCTTGCCTACTTTGTTAGCTGATATGCCTAACATCTCACCCACCTCGGTGGCGGTATAGGTCTTTTCCGTTACCTGTGGTAGTGCAAAGACTTCTTTATCTGCCAATGTGTTGGCTGCATACGACTGGCTAATCTGCTTGTACTCTGGAATATCCGTCAGGCTTGAAAGTTTCAGCCAGCTCTCATAGAGAAATTTCTTTTCCTCTAGGGCTAGTTTCTTTTCTTCCAGCTGAATCTCTCTGTCTGATATGTGCTGTACAACATTCACATGATTAAGGCTGTTGTGTTCCAGCTGGTGCTCCATCTCATGGAATTTATTCACATAGGTAGCAGTAAACAGGATTCCCTTTTCGCCTGTCATTTTGTTGGCTACCATGTCACAGCCTTTCTTAGTCAGCAAGTAGCATTTCCGTGTTTCGCCCTTTTTGTCTACATAGCCTGATTCTACAAAGAAATCTAACGCCCCCAAATTTGGGTTGGTTGAAATTGCACTGATGTACCTTTCAATATCTCGCACTAAATGGTCATGACGCTTGTCAATCATCTCTGCAACTTCTCTACTGTCGGCATAAAACACACCATCTTTGCACACCAATTCAAAATTCATATTAAGTTTTCCTTTCATTACACCGAAAGGTCTGCTATAATAGATTTAGCAAGGCCTTTCGGTTTTGTTTTTCTGATAGCACTGTTTTCGCTTTGGTCGGCTGGGAACAGTGCTATTTATTTTGTTGACATTTTTCTATGTCCGCTTCCAACAAGACAAGACCTGCCAAAAGTGTATCAGTTCTAGTTAAGGACAATTGCTCGGCACATTTTTCTATCCGTTGTAGCTCTTGCCCACTCAGCCTGATATTCATCTTTTTATCTCTAGTTTGTCCTGTCTTAGGTGGTCGCCCTCTTCTGGGCTTCATTTTCTCACCTCCTAACAATACACAATTATAATTATGTACGCACCAAAAGTCAAGACTTTTTCGCCTTTATGCCACTGTCAAACTCATGCTCATTTCATCATCTACATTCAGATTGTCCAGCATTTTCCTGATACTGGTGAATTGTATGTACTCACTGCCCTGATGGCACTTCTCCATTTCCTCTAGCTTGCTCATAAAGTCCTTTTTGTTCTGCCACATATACTGCTTTAAGTAGTTTGCACAGTCGGTCAGTCTTTTTGCTCCGAATCCGAATGTCGTCCATAGCGTATGCAGCCATACTATCTTTAAATCATCTGTGATTACCCCAGCCATATTTCCTGCTATCCACTTGGCATATTCTTCCGCACTGGCTGTCTTGGGTGGATTCTTCTTTTGGTATCGCTCAAACTTGTACCTGCACTCAATTTCCAAATCCTCTACCATTTCAGGAGCTGTAATATAGTGGTGTGGCACATTAGGGTCCCCATCCTGAATGAAGATGTTTTTTGCCCTCATTTTGTCAGCAGTGTTTGATTCTGCCACAAGGTTTATCATTCTCACCAGCTCGTCGCTCAATTTGGCTAGCCTGGTAAAGCCAAATCCGTAATGCTTGTGCATAACATAGCCAAACATTGGGATAAAATAAGCCCTGCAAAACTCTCCTATTCTATCCACATTAGATTCTGCCAATAGCTTGCCAGCACGATAATATTTCAAATGTGGCTTTAATTCCTTGGTAGTTTTCTTCGCCAGTGCCTTTTCTACTGTCCGCTTCAATTTCCTTTTTACGCTCATTTTTTCTCCTATTTTACTATGATTTATGCTCCTATTTGTTTTTCAATCAGTGGAATCACTCCATGTTTTTTCAACATCTCATACAGGAACAATCTTCCTTTCTGCGTCCATTTAGTATTCATTACGACCTTGGTGGTGCCATCATCCAAAGGAATATCCACTGTTTCCGAGAAAGTGTACCCTTTTGCTTGGTGCTGGCTGTACAAAAGCCACTGCCTATTGCAGTTATAGATAATATGCAGGTCGTGAAGTGCTTTGTTCATAGCCTTACCGCTCATGCCATAATCTTTAGCAATCTGAGTGATAGTTACTAGGGAGTCACTTTTTAGGATTCTGTCAACATAGTCAGCTTTTGGTTTTAGCTCTCCTATCATTTGCTGTTGCTGGGAACAGGTAGCCGCTAACTGCTTATTCTGTTCCTTTTCTTTTTTCAGCTCTGTCGCTATCTGGATTATGAAATCAGGCTCCGCTATGACTTTTTTGATTGTGTCCTCTGTCATGTAGGCACCATGCTTGCGGATAGAGGGCAGGACTTCCGATGTTACCCAGCGTTTGAACTTCTTTGCTGTTGGTAGTTTGGAACTAATTATTAATGAGTAAACACCAGACTCATTAATCAACCAACCGCCACGTTGTCCTAACTCAATCCCAAAACAGGACTGAGTTTTCCCATCAACCATTTTTCTATCCTCATCATCTACATGGTCTACAACAGCCTTTGTTTCTCGTTCGTACCCAAGTGCAGCAGCCACATCCTTCCCCGCAAACCACGGTTCATCGTTCAAGATGACGGTTCTCACTTTACCAAATTCGTTATTCTCAAATATCTTGATATTGTTATCCATATTTCCACCTCTTATATTTTACAATGTCTGGAAGTTCCTCGACGGCTCCAAAGTATTAGCGAATTAGCATTTTTCTGACAGAGTTACCGAAAGTAACTCACAAATTATTCAACTCATATTGCTAACCCCCATCACATTTTTCATCTTTCTCTTGCTTCTTACGCATTACTTTTCATCGACACAAATATTTCTCCTGTAGGCTGCTGCAGAGGTTTGTGTCCTAAAGCAGTTATTCCGTTCATTTCTCTTGCGGTCAGCTTCAGTATTTCTCCATATACCGGCAAAAACTGTAGGTCTATCTTTTGTGCCCACATTCAAGGTTTCAAGGAAGAAATAAACCTCTCCGTATCTTGGATGCCAATGCTCACTGTTATCCTTAGCCTCTTCCTTGCTTATCAGGTCAAGAACACTCTTCAAGGCATCTAAATATCCCTCGTGATACCCCCTGTCCCACGGAAAACGCTCCGTACCAATACGGCAATTCCGAAAATCATATTTACGCTGAATTTCCTTTTTTATACTGCTAACTCTCACTAAAATACCTCTCTTTCAAAATTCTTTTTGTTACCTTTATATTATACTATTTGTAGCCGTTTCTAGCAACATAATTATGTGCAAATGTGCATTATATATGCGTTTGAGTTTGACAATAGCACATAGTAAACATATAATAAAGTTAATATTATCGAAAGTGAGGGCTACAAAAATGGCAAATTTCTTATCTAGTGAAGAGAAGGTTCGCTGTAACATCTGTATTACTCCCCAGCTGAAAGAAGCACTTGTAGAGTTGGGCAGGGCTGATAATCGTTCATTGAACAACATGATATTCAAAATATTGAGCGAATACGCTTCAAAGCGAAAGCGTATCACAAAGTAAAAAGGAGCACCATTCCGCAAGGTTTGGTGCTCCTTTTCTTATTTCACAAAACAGAATCTGTTATGCTCTGGCATTGCTGCAACACTTCCAAACAGCATTAATGCCATTTTCTTCAATGCCTCATTTCCTTTCTCCGTTACCCAATGACGGCTCATGCCCAGCGACTCTCCTACCTGATACCACTTGAATCTTTCAATGAAGTGGAGGCGTACCATTTCGCCCTCTATGGTCGGCATAAAGGTAAGTGCTCGGTCTATTTTGCGGATAATAGTCTCCAACTCTTCGATATCCCTATCTATCGCCTTTAGCCTTACACGTACACGCTCTCTTTTCTCCGATGTTCTTTCCACAACACTGCCAGCAGAACTTCCTGTAGCTGGTACAGTAGCAGCCAATCCGTATTTGCTGACACCTGCTGATACATCTTCATACTCTTGGAGTCTTTTGTACATATCCCTCTTGTCATTTTTGAGGTTTTCCAAAGTGCTTCTAAATTGATTGTACGACCTCAGATATTCCTTGGCCAACGTGCAATAATCATTGTAAGTCAGGATTGAAACCCTCTCGTCTTTTATCTCTGTTTGCATTATGTCTTGCTTTCCTCCTATCCTCTGCACTTCGTAAACTGCGGTCTACATTTTCCTTACGCTTCTCCCACTCCTCCAACTGCTGTTTCAGTTCCTTTATGCGTGCTTCCTTGCCAGCATCCCATTCTTCCTGAACGAGCCGTTCCAATTTCTTCTTTATTCTGTTGTACTTGCGAATAACAGGTGCAAGATACTTTTTCTCGGCCTTATCTCTGGCCTTTGCAGCTTCATCAAGTGTTCTATAGTACCCCAAATGGTGATTCTCTCCATTTACAAAGATTCGAGCCTCCCACATTTGATTGCCCTTATGCCAATTTACCCCTCGGACAGCACTCAATCCCTCACCTCTAGTACTCTTTGTTGAATTAATAATCATACCGTCAAAGTTCCGCATTAGTGCTGCCTTGCGTAAATTCTGCCTGAGCTTGTACTTCATAGCCTTATCGTTTTTTTGCTGATCCCAATTCATGCACCCACACGACTTAACCCTGCCAGACTTCAAATATGAGGTGCGAACAAAAATCTTATTTCCACATTCACACACACACAGCCATTCAATAATGCCATTCCTTTTCTCTGGATGCAGGGCAGTCAAATACCCAAACTTTTGTCCAATTAAGTTTTCTATAGGTCTAGCCAATTAAATCAACCCCAATACAGCTAATATAGGCAGTAGCCCTAAAGCTACCACAGCTCCGTTAAGCAGTGCAATAACAGCGACTATGGTAAAGAATATCAATGTTCCCAGTACAGCCTTGATGGCAACATTTTTCTCTAACACTTCACGTATCGCTTCCCTAGCTTCATTATTCTCCCGTGCCTGATTTGTGTTGTTAGTTTCGTTATTCATGTTTTCATCCTTTCCTTAGTCTTTTTTATCTACGGTAATATATTTATACCTATTGTCGTATATCATGCGTACAAACTGCTCTGACGGCTTTATACAGCCATCTGCTGATAAATAGTCATCTACCACTATAGGAATATCTTTGTTATAGAACAGCCGTAATGCTTCTGCCATCTCTAACTTAGCATTTTGAACTTCGCTCCTGCTAGCAATTGCAAATGGGACAAACTCACCATTCACGCACACAGTTGGCGAACATTTTTCTATCATTGTGCCATTGGCCAGCATTTCATAAAAAACAAATCGCAATGTAGGGAATATTTCTGCCATTCTTTCATTAAGCAGCCTTGCCTTGCAAAGAGCATACAGTCTGCACATATCAATTAGGTATGTTAGGTTCTCATACTCTGCATGACATTCAAGATAATGTTCCACCTCTTGATTTAGGATCCCTAGTAATCGTTCGCCTTGCATTAAGACTCCTTTTCTCTGTTTTGCATCCTCTATAGCCTTGTGGTTCATTTCAACAAGTTGGTTTATCCTCTGTTCTTCTGCTTCTATAGCAATCGCCTTTCGTGCTTCATAAACATCTATACGCCCTTTTAAAACAGCAAATTCCTCCGTAAGGCTGTAATCTGGCACAATCTCGCAAGACATTTTCAAGGCTTCTATATCATTGTGGCAGTTCTTTTGATTTCTTACAGCTTCCCTTAATTCCAACAATTTATCATTTAGTGCATTTTTCACACACTCATTTGATTTGTCATCATTGTATTGCCTTTTTAAGGTCTTAATGCTTGCTCTTAGTCTATGCACAACAGCGATATGCTCTCCCTCACGGAGTAGCAATTCTCGTATGATGTTTTCCTTTGGCTTATTACTCTCTATAGCATGAAAGCAATACGCTTTCTCGGCTTTACCTATCTTTATCTTTAGGGAATGAATTTTCTTCAAACATTCTTTTACATCATAACTCTCATCAATGTGTTGGCGTTGCTGCTCCAGCAATGAAATATTTTCCTCGTATTCCTTTATTTCTTTTTCTACATCTTCCACAGATTCCTGCTTAAAGTCTGGCAATTCGTCTACCATGTCCCGTAAGTGCTTAGGCAGGTTTGTAATTTCATCTTTTAGTGCCATTCTGCGTGCCCTGGCAAGATTGCTATACGCAACCACATCCATGTCATTCTCTTTGAGAATAGTGACAAGCATTTCTAATCGCCCATCTCTCCCCAGTATTTCCTCGTCAGTAACACTGGGGACAAATTCTAGCACTTGGTTTCTTCTTTTTGCATAATCCATATTCCATATATATTCGTTTACAAAAAGCAATGATAATTCGTCCCTGGTACAGCCTGTTATTTCCAGCAGCAGTTCTTCAAATGATACCTTGGATGTCTTTTCTCCGTTGATAAAATAGTAGCACCCACAGGCATTGTCCACGACATCATAATAAATGTTGTAGGCAAAAGCTGATTCGTAATACGCTTTACCTAATGAGACTTCAACCCCGCTAGGCAGGATAAATGTAACATCTACCCTGCCCCATTGGTAATTGATCTGTTTGCCTAGGGTAATGGGATAAAACTCACTACATTCGTCATACGAGCACCCACACACAAGCCAAGGCAAAGCATTAGCTAAAGCGGTTTTTCCAACTCCGCTTGCTGCCATAATATCTGCTGATTTTCCGTTTAGATTTACGGTCAGGCTTTGTACTCCACAAAAATTCTCTAGTGTTATTTTGCTTATCTGCATTGTCTTTTCACCACAACATCATATCAGGTCCTAAAGATACAACCCTGCCGACTTCAACATTTCCGTCAGCTTATTGCTTCTGTGAGCTGCAACCTTTACACGCTCCGTCAATTCTTCCTGCTCTGGTGATACCGGTAGTAGCTGTATAATCTGAACAATCATTTCGTATGGAAGTCTTACCACAATACTTTCGGAATTGCAGTCTGTAAATGCTGTTATTTTCTGCATAGTATCACCCCTACTCGAACAGCTCTAACTGCTTATTATCCCGAATCATGTAGTCCACCCCTATATAATCCAGCAGGTCTTTCAGTCCTAACTGATTAATACAGTAGTCGTATATTTTAGGGTGTGTTTTGGCCATAAGCTGATAACGATTAGGGCCTTTGTCGTGATGTACACCGATTGGACAAAACATACAGCCTGTTCTATCCATCTTGGTTGTAATCAGTACACCTTTCTTATCTCTGACAATATCTCCATATACGCTGGGTATCTTCAGGTCATTATCAAGAATATATTGCAATACATCCTGCTGAGTCCAAAATGACAAAGGCATACTTTTGCCTTTAGAAAAAACATTGCAACCATTTTGTAACCAAGCCCGTTGCCTTAGTTGGGATTCTACGGCCATAGTACCAATCAAAAAACCACATTTATGTTGCTTTTGGTATGCTATAAAAGGCTTCTTTTTCATAAATTCACAGCATTTTGAGCTTATTTTGACTGGTGCTTCAAGTAAAAATTTCCACTTCAAGTAATGCGAACTTCTATACTCACTAAGTGTACCATTGTAATTTTTCCCATTGATACAGGCAATCGCCCACTCCTTACCTTCTCTTGCTTTCTCGATTTTGTTAGCTACTTCTTTGCTGGGATATACCCAGCCATATTCCCGAATTACCTCCCTGAAATTTATTGTCGGCCGTATAATTTCTACATTTTCAGTCTGCTTTACATGCTCCTTGACTTCTGGATATTCTAACCCAGTATCACAGTAAACACCTTTTACATCAGGAAATATGCTTCTTGTCAAATGTAAGAGTACCGTGCTGTCTTTGCCGCCTGAGAAGCTAACAACCACATTGCCGTCATAGTGCTCATCAAACTCCACTATACGCACTAGACTTAATGTAATTTTTTCCTTTAGTGGCAAGGCTCTCATTTCTTTTAATTCATCAACAGTGTGTAACATCAGCCTACATCTCCATCATAACACCCTGAACAGGCTTGTTGTTTGTATCAAATTCTTTGGAAAGTGCTCTCAACTCCTCAAAGGCCTTATCCATAGAAATAGTTCCATTGCGATACTTTTCGAGAATTATGCCTCTTCGTCTGCTGTAAACCTGCATACGATGTTCGTTATCAATCGGAATATTTGCCATTGTCGTACCCCCTTGCATGGTCTTTGTAATATACCTGATTTGCCACAGACTGCACCAAGTCCTTGCACGGACAGGACTGCATTTCCTGCATTACATACAAAGCACTAACACATCTGGTGGCAAGGTCATATAGTTCTTCTGCCGTATGTGCAAAATGCTTGTTGTATTCATCGTCCTCATTGCTCTCCACGGCTTTATCCCATGCTTCGCCTACTTCCTTAGCTTCTACCATAAGGTCAGCAACCAAAGCCTCAAAGCCGTATTTGTCATACCTACGTCTAGCCACCCCCAGCATAGGTTTTATTCTCAATTCCTTTATTTCCTCAATTTTCATCGCATAATCCTCTCTAAATACGGACACTTAAAATACATAAACCTGCAAAACTCTCTCCATTCTGATAGCTTATGGTTTTCCCTAGCTTTGAGCATATTTGCGAGCACGGCATAATTCAGTGTCAGTGTTCTTCGCTGATTGTAACAACACGGCAATATCATAATAATTGACCGCCATATAATCCACTTTCGGCACATATTTTCGGCTTTGTGATATTCCTCCATTTTCCCATTGATATAGGCAATTGTGTTCTTTAGATATTCATAAAAATCCAAATCGTCTACATCATACGAAAAGTCATTTAGCTCTAATGGTCTAGCCATCAGCTTGTGCATGGTACTACAGCTATTCGCTACGGTTCCAACCTTGTAAGTATCAGCCTCTTTCCACCAGTAAAAAGGTGCTGTAACATCCACAGTCACAAAAATCTGCCTCATAAACTTGCTGTGGTCAGAACCAGCCTTGAATAGTTTATTAGCAAGATTCAGGTCGTTTTCTCCTAAAACATCATTTTCAATGTCACTGTCTGACTTTCCCCAGCTGTTCATCGGATTTCTAGCCGAATAAATAGCTCTGCCAAGGTTATATACCTCTAGGTTTTCCAATCTTATCATGCTGTCACCTCTATTTCTGCCATCTTTAACCCCATACGGAACTATCCTTGCTGACACTAATTGTGCGGTTTTTTCTCCGTATTCTTTTGAGTTCAAAGTAATCAATCCAACCTGTAGTGCTGTATTTTTTACTTTGTGTCACCCAAATGAGAGGGATTCCTCCCTCTCGCTCATATTGGTATTGATACATTTTCCGTTTCAATTCGCCCTGCTGCGTGCTCATACCTTTAACATCAATATACTCTTCCAAGCCAGTACTGTATTTCACCTTAAAGTCTGGAGTGTACATTATGGGTCGCACCATTTTCCCTGCCAGTCTAAATTGTGGCTGTAAGTTAATCTTCGGCTGTAAGGAAAACTCCAGCACCTTTCCTTTTCGCTGTTCCTCCAGCAGGTAAAGGTAATAGTCGGCCTCCATCTTGCTGTCAAAGGTATGCCCCATCACCATACATTTATTATTTCCGTATTTAGCTTTTACCATTCACATCACCAAATCCTATGATATTCACGCATTACTTGCTTGAAAGCAGGAATAGCTTCGTTTCTACCACACCACCGATGACCTGCCTTGTCCGCTGTTTTATCGAGGTGCCTTTGTGCTCTTTCTAGGTCGTAAAACCGAATATCAGGCCTTTTTCCTTGATATACCGCCAAATCTTCAACATCTGGCAGAGCTAATATTGCATAAAAGAAATTATCTTCATTCGTGCTATCATCAAATATCTTGCAAACCTGTCTTACTCCTCGTTTCGATTCGTATTTGTCAAGGTTTACGACCTCTGGACTAAATATTGTACTCATGTAATTTTCCTATCCTTACTAAGTCAAAAACTTGAATGTATATTTGCCTAAACTGCTGTTATTTTTCACACACTGCTTGATTTTCTTTCTCATAGTTTCCCTGCCAAAGCCAAAATGCGACTGTATGTCCCTTATACAAGCATCTTGACTTTTGTAGGTTTTTACATATTTCCCATCTGCAAACAATTCAATCCCCTTAACTCTTCTCACAAGTTTTGAAGCCTCTGGAGTATGTTGCAAATGCCTTACTCTTGCCTCAATCTCATCTTTATAGCAATCTGGCAGAGTGCATTTTTCACAGTTAGGAAAGGGGCATTGATACCCCTCTTTCGCCAACCTCTCCACCATGTCCCACTTATTTTCCAATTTAAACCACCTTATCTGTTTTTTTGCTTTCTCAGATACCTTAGATGTCGTGATTCCCTTGAAACCGAATAATCCTGTGCACTCTCAGTTCTCAATGCCTTTACGATTTCGCCTCTTATGGCTAGCCATTCTTTGTAAGCATCGCATCTGTCATGACATCACATTTTTCTTTTCGTACAACCCTTGCATGGAGCAATATCCATTAGAATCACCCCTGTGCTACCAGCCATTGAGGGCTGGATTTAATACCCGTAAAGTAAAATGTTTTGTGTTTCTGATTAAATGCTATCTGCTGTAATCTACTTACCTCGCCCCCCCCCAATCATAGCCTTTAGAGTCCGCCAAATCATCTAGTGTTTCCTGTGCTTTTTGCAACGAACAATAATACTTCTTGGACACATAGGTAATAATTCCTCTGCCTAAATGAACACATATATGGCAATAAACGCACTTGCCTTTTGGAAGTTTAATATATGCTAACTTCAGCAGACTATTCTTGCCAGCTCTGTATTTGCTTAACATCTCACTCACTCCATTTTTTAGCACCACACAGCAAATCCTACAAACAAGCCAACTAAAAATCCTATCGCAAAAACCTTAGCCAACGTACTTATGCATGGGATATACTCAATTTGCATTTTATTCACCAGCTTTATTTAATTCATATATTTGCTTAATTTATTAAAACAGAACTTTTATTTTTAGAACGGTATATCGTTATCAGCAGCACTGAACCCTGGGGCACCAAAATACCCGTTACCTGATTCATGAGGCTGTTGTGACTGCTGGCTATTGTTACCACCATCATTGCGACTGCCACAAAACTCAAAATTATCAACAATAACCTCGGTTGCGTACCGCTTGCCACCATCTTTGCCCTCATAGCTACGTATCTGTATCTTGCCCTCAACAAGAACCTCTCTGCCCTTGCTCAGATACTTGGCAAAATTTTCAGCTCTATCGCCCCACACAACGAGGGGGATAAAGTCAGCTCCAGCATCCTTACCATACCTGTTTACGGCTATGTTGGTAGTCGCAACATTCTTACCAGTGGTTGTTGTTCTTAAATCAACATCCTTGGACAAACGGCCTTTTAAGATTACCTTATTCATAAAAATTACCTCTTTTCATTTCTGCAAATACCTTTAATTTTCGTTCAGAGCGATTCTAAGGTATCATTGGCGTGTCTTGCGATACATTTGCGATACATTCATGTAATACAGCCTTAAATCGCTCCACACGAGCTTTTTATATCTCCTCAATGTTCCTAATTCTAAAATTTCGTTTTTTGTCTTTTTTTACACCTACGCAGTATTCACCGCCTAACTCGAATATTCTGCCTCCTAAGGCCTCGTCAAAATCTATGATTTCTCTCACAGTCCACTCGCTGGATATGAGAGTTATCAATTTTGCATTGTAGCGATAGTTGATAATTTCCAAAGCCAAGGATAAATCAGCGCAAGTAGGCTTGCTTTCTTCCTGTCCGATAGGAACTTTTAGAAAATCATCGAGGTATAAAACATCTATGTGTTTTAATTTTTCCATAAGCTGGGAGTACTGTGCCTCCTCCTTGATTAATCCCTTTAATCTCACTGATGTGTCACGCCACATAACATATCTAAGGCTCATGCCTGAATATAGCAATTTCCTTGCAATAGCGGTGCATAACATTGTTTTTCCACACCCGCTTTGACCGCCTATGTAAAACATGAGGCTAGGATTTTCAGAGAATCTAACAGCTTTTTCTTTTATTGTCTGCTGCCATTGCTCTGTTACCTGAAAATTTTCAAATCTGTATTTTTTTAAAAGATTTTCCAACCCTGACCGCTTCATACGCATGATTCCATCACGAATTTTCTTGCATTTGCAGAATCGTATCTCCCTAGTCCACCGTTGGCTATTTCCAACCAGAACCGCCACAACCCCTCGATTCTTACAGGCGTTGCATTCATAGCCATCTTGCTCGTTAAGGTTGCCTGGAATGTCGTTGAAGATTTCTACTCGTTGTTTTTCATATTCGTGCTGGTCATAATTAAATTGCTGGCAATTATCGCCTTGGTTATCAGCCTTGATTATATCTGCCAAACTGGTAAGTTCGCTCATACCCATGTCCCCAATCTTTCCCACTGGTAATCGTCCTCTGAATGTCTTACTTCGGTTTCATATTCATCCTCCCAGCATTTCTGATTAAACCATGTAGAGGCTTGTTTTATGTACTTGGTTTCAGTTTTTCGGAACTCTATCTGCTTTTTGTAAGCTAACAATCCAGCTTTGATGGTTTCAAATGACACTCCGTCTTTGATTGCCTTAAAGAAAGATTTTCTAGCAGGTTCTTTTCCCTGCTTACGACCTGCTGGGTACAGTTTCCATACCTCGTTGAACTGATCTTCTATCTGTTTTTCACTGAGACTCGCAGATGCTTCCGTTTTATTGCTTGCAGTTGTCCCATCATCACCGTTAGGTGATGTATTTATATTGTTTTTTATATCATGGTTTTTTAATATAGTTTTATTTATATAGTTTTCCGTTCCCTTTTGGCACTTACTGTTGTGCCCTTTTGTCACCGAGTGTTGTTCCCTTTTGTCACCTAGTGTTGTGCCCAAAGGTAACTTCTTGTTATCCCCATCACCACTGTTTTTCTTGAACAATTCTCGTAATCGTTCTTCGTTGTAAAGTATCTTGAAATATCGTTTAGCTGGCAGACCTTTCCTTTTGCAATCTATCAATCCATGTTCAATTAGATTTTTTATAACCCTGATTTGCTGCTTCTTTGATAAACTTGTGCTTTCTTCTAAATCCTCAACGGTTGAATAAAAAAAGCCCTCATCATCAAGCAGATCATTGTTACTGTAGTATATGAATTTTGCGACCAAACTGGCATACGCGACAGCCTCACTCAGCCCTATAGCACGAGCCAGCAATCTGTTATATGTGCCAATGTTCTCTGGATTTAGAGCCTGCAATAATGGTGTAATCTCTGCCTGCATATATCAGTATCAATCCTTTCATTTATCAAACTGTTCTTTTTATTTTATTTTGCTTTAAGTTTGTGCTTTTTAGCTATTGCCTCGTCTATTTTCACACCTACAAGGTGGTTATCATGCATAAACTTGTACTCGCTCATGTTATGGACTATGGTATGGTGCTCCCTGCATAAGCAGATTGCTTCTCTGCCTATATGTGGTACTTCTGTCCTGTCACTTCCCATTCCTACCCTGCTGCCCTCTAAGTGGTGTAGTTCTCCATGCTTGCCACACACGCAGCAACATTTATTCATCAGGCAAGCATATACATACTTGCCTACATCATCGCAAAGCTCTATCAGCGGTATGCGTGACGGAATATCGTGCTCCAGCATGAAATCTATCAAGAATGTAATGAAGTCCGAGGCTGTGTTCATATCCACATCTGAAAGACTGAACATTCTCTTACGCATCTTATCCATTCGGTTGAGGACAAACTCCCATTTCATCTGCTCCTTGACAGATTCCTTTTCATCGCCTATCCAATCTGCAATCTCCCCAAATATGGCATATATCTTCCGCCTTTGTTCTGGGGATAAGGTTCTGCCATCGCAGAAACCTACTTCAACTTTTTTATACTGCCTAAGCAGTGCTCTGTCAAGGTTAGGCAGGGTGGCTGTTATAACCACCTCGCCATCATCTTTGAATTCCTTTATCTCTCCTAATACTACTTCCTGTGCCATTACTCAACCGCCTGTTCCTGCATCACTGTCAGCATTTTCTTGGCTACCGCGACAGCTTCATCTCTTGTCTTAAAGACAAGACCACGATTAAGTCTCATATTATCGTAGTTACTATCTGTCCAAGTCGAACCTCCCCACAGGTCGTTGTCGCTAGGAAGTGGATAGTAATACCTCTCATTTTCCCTAGGCTTCCACGGCAGTTTGACAATTCTAACATTCCCCATCAGGAGAAATTTCAATATCACTGTACCGGCCGTTTTCCATTCAACGCCATCATCTGATATTTCAATACCAGCGTTCTTTGTGAATCGATGGTATCTCTGGCAATCGTCATGAGTATCATCAGCAATCTTAAATATCTCTCCTATCTCTACGCCCAACATCCGGGCTACTTCCGCTATGTGATTAGCCATTATTTTTACCCTCCTTTGCCACTGCCAACATTTTCTTTGTCATAGCAGTAGCTTCTTCTCTAGTCTTACATACCAGCCCCATACGATAACGTTTCATATCGATGTCCTCGTTCAGCCAGTAATGTTCGTCATACATATTTATAGGCTTGGTAGCAATAAATGGAACATAATATTTCTCATCTTCCTGCGGCCTCCATGGCAGCTTAATAATCTCATTTTCACCAAGTAGCAATCCGTTTAGTGCATTGATAGGAGCAACAAACCAATTTTTGTTTTCTGAACACATCGACATTCCTAAGCCTGTATCTGTAAGCCTAAAATAATGTTTATCACCATCAATACGAAACACTTCTTCCAGCTCTAAACCGAGAGCCTTAGCAACTTCCGCCATACAATTCTTTCTCATTTCAATTCCCCCAGTTCGACTCACGCGCTCATGCGCTTGATAGCTTCTTCCTGAACCTCTGCGATGTAGCCGTCAAAGTTATTCACAAATGTAGTGTAATCGTCCAGCGTAAATTCTTTAGCTCGCTTTTTGAACTTAACTTCCATGCAGATAGCTACAAACTTCTTGTCCATTTGAGCATCCTCACACTTCTTAGCAAGCCTGTTCTTCATATTAGTAAGCCACTCATTATTCTGTGCTCCTCTGCTGACACCCTGTGGCAAATTCATATGCTGGGCGTTTCTGCCGTAAGACTCTGGCTTGTTATCCCTGCAAGAGCCATAATTGCCGTCATCGTCCTCGTCGGCGCTAATGCCCAGCAATGCGGACAGTGAGTACCGCTTCGCATAAGTGATACAGCTACCATACCCCTGCGCGTTCTGCTGCTGCGTAGGGATAAGAAACGGATCGGATTCAATGAACTGACCTGAGCAGTGCATGATGATGGTTATGACACCAACCTTGCCGTCCTGTACCTGCGGTATCTGTGTAAAGCTCAGTCCCTGCTCTGCCATAAGAGGTCGTACCGCTCTCAGGATAGAATCTAGGTCGGCATAGTGAAATTCTCTTTTGGCATATTGAACTTTTTTATCTTTTTTGGGCTCCACAATGTTCTTTTGGAAATTGGCCAGAGCCTCAAACAGCTCTTTGTTTTGTTCGCTGATTTTCATAATGTACACCCCTTTAATATTTCAGATTTTTCTTGTAAGCAAGCTGGCAACCATATACTTCAGTCCCCTCTTCAAGAGCTTTCTTTATGGCGGTTTTGTCAGCTTTCCAGCTGTAAGAGCATACCCTAAAGCATTCAGGCAACTTCAAAATATCCTCTTTTTTGGTAGGAGCAATGGTTTCCACCGATGGACTTACTGTCAGTGTGTACTGCGGTGTCTCCAACTTCTTATTTTCTCCCATAGACAGCACAACGTACTGTTCCAAGTTACTGCGTTTCTTTTCGGCTTTCTCTAGTCGTTCCTTGAGCTTCTTTATCTCATCCTTAATACCACTTTCAAGGAGCTTAAGGTTCTTTAGGTAAAGAATGGTATTACTTACCTTTTCCTCCTTATTGAGGTTTAAATCCTCAATAGCCTCCTGGATAGGCCTAATTTCGCCAGTTTCTTTATCGACAACCTCCTCAACTCCGTTGTCGTAAAGAGCCATCAAGGATTCAAACTCATTATTTATTTCATACAATGTCATTAAGCAACCCCCCATACATTCACAAACAGTCTGCGAGTAAACTCGTCCTCTGGAATATCATTTTCATCGCTCTGCAGAAGCTCTTCCATATCGTCCCTGTCATTACATTCTAGGAACTCCCATGTTTCCCCATCTACAGCCTCCTCAATGTACCGGTCGTACTGAACCTTAACCTCTCCGTAAGTTACACTGCCGTTGTCGTATTCCAAATCCTCACGCAGACAGTGTTTTAATTCGTCCTCCAATTGCCCTAGCTTATTAAGGATACTAGCTCTAATTCCCTTATGCTGATTCGCAACATAGGTACGAATTAGACCAATCTTAGCTGCGAGCTTTTCACCTCTAGTCACTGTCCTCAATCCTTTCTTATCTTGTACTCGATTTTGATTTGTTGCCCTGGGTAGACGGTGCGGTCGGCTTTAAGTTCTGGATTGCCCTCAATGATTTCATGCTCAAATTCCAAAATATACACCCTGCTGGCAGTGTTTAAAGGTAAAAACTTTTCTGATATACCCCTAAGCGTATCACCGCTTTTTACGGTATATACAGCTGATACAGTTTCTATGTTTGGATATTGAGGAATTATAAACGATGTTGTCGCAAGACCTGCAACTGCAAGCACAAGTTTTTTCCATTTCAAAAGCCTCTCCACTTCCTTTTTTTACAAAGCAATCAATATCAGTAAGCAACCAATAGTACACACTATCCCGACTCCGTGGTAGTTCAACATCTCAAATCTTCCTTTCTTTCTCATAGTTCGATGTAACATACAAGATTCTAGCAGGTAGACTCGCATTACCTTATCCTGTGCTCGGAGCGTACTGTACTTTTTAAGAACACAGTGCAGTTTCAAACTAGAACCCTATATGTTGCACCGAACTACTTTATTTTGTAGCTGTTTCTGACTACAAATAGAGTAAAAAAATTTTATCTCTATCCTCAACTGTCAAAGAAAGAATTTTTGAAATAATTCTTATCTCTTTGGTTGTAAAGTGGCTTTTCCCGTTTAACTTGCGGTAAAAGCCAGGTGGAGACAGTTCTAGACCAGCAATAAGCTGTGCCATAGTTACATCTGCTCTTATCATTGCAATCCGCAGTTCTTTTTGGTCTACTTCTCTGTTTTGTTTTTTCTCCAAAATGTCACCCTCTTCTACATTGTTTTGTAGCTGTTTTTGGCTACAAGAATAATGTAACATATTTGTAGCCATATGTAAAGTATTTTTTCAAAAAGTTTGCTTTTATGGCTACAATGCTGTATTATAGTAGTGTACAATATTTAACAAATGTTTATTATTTTTTAGTTGAGAGGTGGTTTTTATGGGCGCATATCAAACTGATTCCTTACCTCCTATTGGTGGGATGGATGAAATCGACTATAAAGCTATAGGCAAGCGCATAAAGTATCTTAGGAAAATGGCTGGCATGACACAGGAAGAGCTGGCATTAAAGATAGGTTACATGTCCCGCAGCTCGGTTAATCAAATGGAACTGGGGAAGAAATCTATCCCTGTAGATAAGTTCAAAGCCCTTGCTAAAGCGTTCGACTTATCTACAGAAGAATTGGCTGAGGAATGTGGCTTGGATTCACGTGTTGTTGCTGTACGTTTTGTAGCACATACCCCAACTTTAGTAAAGGAAGTTTCCAAAGGTATCTTAGAAAATATTTTTCAAGATGACCCTAAAACTTTAGCTGTATTAAAGAAATGCGATTCTGTCATGTTATCAAAAAGGCTTGCCCTTATGCCACGTGAGAATAAAGAACTGATAAAAATGGCTTTATTCACTGGTTTGAGAGAGGCTAAAGTAATAAAATAACTTCGATTTGACATTACCCTGCTTCAATATCCATAAGGATATGAAAATATATAGCGAGGGGAGGCTCTCTTATGAAAATCGAGGTTTTACTTGATAATGGAGAGATTGTCGTCATTGTTATAACAAACCGTTGATAGGAAGCGATTATTATGAGGGAATATAAGCAGCTATGTGTAGGGCTGCTGTTATCGGTTTTTCTGTCGTTGAATCTGGCGCTATTCTTCACAACAGTACAGATTCAAGATTCTAGTGAAAATGAAATATATTCTGCGTGTGACCATGTAGATTCGCATAAACACTATCCTATGCTGGCAAAAGTCAAACATAACGTTGGCAATGTGCTGGCAAGCGATATTGTTCGTTTTTTTGCCTATCCTAACTGTTATCTGCGTAGTATATGTGATGAATAAAGTATACCCTCATAAGCAAATACGTTCTTATCTGCATACGAGGGCTCCGCCAATAGAATATTTAAATTAGCAAACTAGCTTTGATTGTGGTGTATACCTACTTGATAAGCTAGTTTTTATATTTCAAAAAAAATCCCTACTATCCAAAAAGGGTAAGTAGGGATATAAGAAAGGAGGTTTGAAAATGAGCAGTTCTCGTGAAAACTGGAGATAGACATGTGAAGCTGCCTATATATATTATATCATCGTATTTTAATTTGGCAAAATGAGGAGAGAAGAAAAATGTCTGTCTACTATGATAAAGAACAAAAATCATGGTACTGCAAATTCCGTTATCGCGACTGGTGCGGGCATTCGCGGTCTACCACAAAGCGAGGATTTGAAAGGAAAAAGGATGCCCTGGAATATGAAAGAAATTTTCGTGCTCAATCTCAAAGCAAACCTACAATTACTCTTAGTGCAATGGCTGATGAATACTTGGCTGACTATAAATTACACTACAAGGCAAATTCTTACAGAAGTGTTCGCAAGAACATTAATATGTATATATTGCCGAAAATAGGCGAATTGCCTATCAGCAGCATTACTCCGTTCACTGTACGAAAATGGCAGAATTATGTTATGGAACTTCCACTGTCCCCCGCCTCTATGAAACTAATTCTCGTTTCTTTTAAGGCCTTTATAGGTTTTGGTGTAAAATATTACAACCTTTCAAGCGAGCTTACCAGTATAGAGCCACTATTACCTGCAGCAGACAAAGACAATAACAACTTTTTAGAGCAAGATGAATGGGAACGGGTTGCCAGCAAAATAGCTAATGATTACGACAAAGTAGTGTTCTATACTTTGTATTGGTCTGGTATGCGTATAGGAGAATTTCTGGGGCTTACTATCAACGATTTAAATTTTCAAAAAAATACTATCACTATTAACAAACAATATGATACAATAGGACATAAGATTAGTACGACTAAATCAAGTTATAGCGTTAGTACCATAACAATGCCATCTTCTTGTATGAAGATAATCGAGGAATACGTTGAGAACTTGTCTAAGCCTACTGAATACCTATTTCAAGAGTTAGATGTCAGAACCATACGTACCCGCTTAAAAAGGCTGTGTGAGCGTGCTGGCGTTCATGTGATAACCATTCATGGATTAAGGCACTCTCACGCATCGTTCTTAATCAAAATGGGTGTCCCTGTGAATGTTATCGCTAGCAGACTTGGACATTCTAACCCTAGCATTACGCTGAATACATATGGGCATGTGTATAAACAGCACGACAAAGAAGTTGCTGCAATGTTAAATGATTTTTTACCGCAAAGCTAACAAAAAAACGCTCTGAATCACTCAGGGCGTTTTTTGTTAGTCAAATGTTGGTCAAAGATGTTTATATACCTTGTCAGGCTTAGTAAACTCTGGGTTTATGAATAATCTCTCCCATTCGTATAAATTATCGGATGTAATAGTGGGAGCCAAATCTACAACACAATATACAAAAACACTCTAATTACAGTAACATTGTACCATAATTAGAGTGTTTATTGTCAATTATTTGCAGTCCCCGCAACTCTAAGCTGCGGGATTGCATATTATTTTAATACAGCTTTGCGCCGGCTGGGATGCGATCAGATACCATTAACAGATTCAGAGCTTCTTCGCCATCCTCCTGATGAACAGCACTTATGATCATACCACAGGAGTCAATGCCCATCATCTTTCTTGGAGGCAGGTTAACAATAGCAATCAAAGTCTTACCGACCAGCTCCTCTGGCTCATAATACTGATGAATACCGCTGAGGATAACTCTGTCATTGTCAGTACCATCATCCAAAGTAAACTTCAACAGCTTCTTGGACTTTGGTACAGCCTCACAGGCCTTAACCTTAACAGCACGGAAATCAGACTTAGAGAATGTCTCAAAGTCTACGCATTCTTCAAACAGAGGCTCAATCTGAACCTTGGAGAAATCAATCTTTTCCTCAACTTTTGTTGGTGCATTTGCATGCAGGTTCTTCTTACCCTCACCAGCCAATGGCTTCATGGTTGGGAACAGCAATACATCACGAATGGATGCACTGTCAGTCAGGAACATTACCAAACGGTCAATACCGATTCCAAGACCACCCGTTGGTGGCAAACCATATTCCAGAGCAGTAATGAAGTCACGATCCATTTCATGCGCTTCATCGTCACCAGCCTCACGCTGCTTCAACTGATCCAGGAAACGTCCCTCCTGATCAATTGGATCATTCAGCTCAGTAAAGCCGTTAGCCAGCTCACGTCCATAGATAAAAAACTCAAATCTATCTGTAATCATTGGGTTCTCAGGGTTGCGCTTAGCCAATGGGGAAATCTCTGTTGGATGACCAGTAATAAAGGTTGGCTGAATCAGAGTCTCCTCAACCTTTTCCTCAAAAGCTGCATTGAGAATACCACCGATACCGAAACGTTCTTCATAAGGTACGCCAATCTCAGTAGCCATAGCTCTTGCTTCCTCAACAGTCTGACAGCTAAGGAAATCCTTGCCAGTTGCTTCCTTAACAGCATCATTCATGCTGATGCGCTTTACATTGGCCAAATCAATGTGAGTACCCTGATAATCAAATTCAGTTGTACCAAGAACCTTGTTGGCTGCATTCAGAACAAGGCCTTCAGTAATATCCATCAGGTCAGCGTAATCTGCATAAGCCTGATAAAGCTCAATAGTTGTAAACTCTGGGTTGTGACGGACATCCATACCCTCATTACGGAATACGCGGCCCATTTCATAGACACGCTCCATGCCACCAACAATCAGACGCTTCAGATTCAGCTCTGTAGCAATACGAAGGTACATATCGAGATCCAGAGTATTGTGATGGGTAATAAATGGACGAGCCGCAGCACCGCCAGCAATAGTGCCCAATACAGGAGTCTCTACCTCAATATAATCTCTCTCATCCAGATACTCACGGATGGACTTCATAATGTTGGTTCTAGCAACAAAGGTATTCATAACCTCTGGATTCATAATCAAATCAACATAACGCTGACGATAACGAATCTCTGTATCAGTCAAGCCGTGGAACTTCTCTGGCAATGGACGCAGAGACTTGGACAACATATCAAAGTCATCAACACGGACAGTAATCTCTCCACGACGGGTGCGGAATACATGGCCCTTAACACCAATAATATCACCAATATCCAGCAGCTTGAACTGGGAATACTTTTCTTCGCCCAAAACATCCAGCTTGAAATAAATCTGAATGCGGCCACTGCGATCCATCAATACGGAGAAGCTTGCCTTGCCATGACCACGAATAGCCATCAAACGGCCAGCAATGGTGATTTCCTCAGAGCTTTCCTCCTCACCCTCCAGATGATCAAACTGCTCCAGTACATCCTTAGCATGATGAGAAACCTCAAAGCGATGTCCAAAAGGAGCCACACCTTTAGCCTCAAAGGCAGCCAGCTTATCCCGGCGAACCTTCATCAATTCATTCATATCCTGCTCAACAGGTCTATTTTCCTTGTTTTCTGACACTTAAATCTATCTCCTATTAGTTCTTAATTTCCATTATCTGATACTGGATAACATTCTCGCCTACCACAACATCCACTACAGAGCCTACAGGCTGACCCATAATAGCCAAGCCTACTGGAGACTCATTGGAAATTTTGCCGTTATCAGGATCGGCCTCAGTAGCACCAACCAGCATGTAGGTATCAACCTCATCAAACTCAATATCCTTCAATACAACCTGCGCACCAAGGGATACAGTATTGCTATCTGCACTAGCCTCAATAATCTTGGAGTTGCGGATGCTTTCCTCCAGCTCTAAGATTTCGCCCTCCAGGAATGCCTGCTCATTCTTGGCATCATCATACTCGGAGTTCTCTGACAAATCGCCCAAAGCAATGGCTGCTTTCAGACGTGCAGCAACCTCCTGTCTTCTCTCGCCTTTCAAAAAATCCAGTTTTTCCTGCAGCTTTTTCAGACCATCAGCTGTCAATAATACACGTTTATCTGCCATATCGTCAAAACTCCTTTTCATATATTGTTATGGGCAAAGCCCATACTTTTCATAAGTCACACTGTACTATTATATTAATTTTTTAGTATATTGTCAATGTGTCAACCTTGCTCAGCTGGCAAGCTAAAAAAATGGAGTCAATCTGCCATAGGGCAAACTGACTCCATGCCTATCATTTTATTAGAATTTTACTGGTGTAGCATCAGGCGCTACGCTCTTAACCTCGTTAATTTCCACACAGTCAGGTACATACAATACCATAGTAGCTGTGATACGACGTACATCGCCATCCTGCACATAGCAAACGCCATTGAGGAAATCACAAATACGACGCTGCTCAGCCAGTTCTACTCGCTCATAGTTTACGATTGCGGAGCGCTTGGACTTGAGTGCATCTGCAATCTCAGATACACTATCAAAATTCTGAGGAGTGTAAATCTGAATCCGCATATCCTGCTCCTTGTTGTTGACAACCAGCTTCATGTTTTGACGATTCATAGCTGCCTTAGCAAATGGATTAGTATCAACACTGTTAACATTGATGCTCTCCCCACCTACAACCTGCTGGCTGCTAACGGACTGTGTCTGCTGGCCAGCAGATGCTACAGCATCCTCTGCCTTAGCATATCCATCATCAAAAATAACCTCTTCATCTACAGGTGCTAAAAAATTCTTAAGCTTTTCAAGTATCTCCACAATCTCCGCCTCCAAATAAGTCCCATATCCCTACGGCTTTCATCCAAAAATAATTTTTACGCTGTTCAAGTGTTACTTGTATTATCATATATTATTTCAGTATGCTACTATTGTACATGATAATTCAATAAATAGCAATAGAGATTAAAGACCTATTTTACAACACTGATACTGGAGCATTTTTAATGACTTTTATCAGATATGAAATCCCCAGTATGCTCCAATATTTTTGTACTTTTCTTTTCTGTTACATCTTCCTGATTTTTCTTGTCGTCATTTTCAATTGCAGACAATTTGCAGACAAGGCTATCCACTAACTCTTTACCTTTAGGTGAAAAGGATAAGTAACCTAAAACCATTCCTGCTATCAGTTCTCGCATACTATCACCTCAGTTTCGTTATGATAATATTGGCAAGACTGAGGGTGCCAGCAGTACCTGTATAATTTACAGTCAGCTTTTTACCGCCTGTACATCTGCATACAGCCTCTACTCCCACAAGAGTATAGAAAGATAGAGGCTGTAGACTTCCGGCAGCTGTAGTAGCCTGTACAGTGCCTACAGGGCTGTTCACCCCGTCTACTGCCATCTGTACCCCGACACTGCCTGCCTCTGTACTGCTTCCATAGCCATCAAACTGTACTAAGTAGATACCTGGTCTGTTAAGATAAAATGTAGTCTTATCCTGAGCCTGCGTAACCACACAGCCAGTCTTCAGCTTTGTGCTGTTAAAGGGTATAGCGGCTCCCTGAGTTACCGCCAAATTCTGAGAATATGCCTGAATCATAAAAACACTTCCTTTCATATAATAAAAGTCACCCGACCTGCCTATGCAAGCCGAGTGACTCATGGAGCAGGTATGCCCTCTTTACGCTATTCCTGTGATACCAGTACCACAGCCATTGATACCGGAGCCAATGCCTAAGCCATTGATAATACCAGCGTTAGGACATACAGCCCCTACACCGGTTATCTGCGGCTTGGTCAGCATGTTGCAGCTGATATTAGCAATCTGCTTCTCCATGACTGCCATCTGAGCAGACATCTGCTGAGCTAAGGTCATTCGCTCAATAGTAGCGTCCTTGGCAGCCAGCTTGGCCTCATAACTCTGCTGGTCTGCAAGTGCCTTAAGCTTCAGGTCAAACAGCTTCTCTCCTTGCTGGGCGTCATACTGCAATCGGCTCTGCTGAGCCAACTGGTTAGTGCTGTTCTGCACTGCTGCCAAGGTAGCATCCTGAGAGTTCCGCATAACCTTGTACAACTCCGCCGTGTTGGCATCGTTCTGTCTCTGCAGGTCAAAGTTCTTAACTCTGCCCATTGCTCCCTCACTCTGCAGCATGGTCATAAGGTCTGCACCATTAGGCTGGCTATTGCCGCGGTTGAACCAATTGCCGCCACCTGCAAAGATGAAGAACAAGATCAAGAAGAAGATTACAATCCCCCAGTTCATGCCCATGGTATTCATCTCTTCATTTGCCATAAAATCATCTCCTCTCTATAAGATTTTATGCTTAACAGCCTTTCAGCTGATTTAGCCCTTGTCTTAATGTATCAAGCCCTGTGAAGTGCTGTTCCTGCTTTCCTGTCAGCATTTGCAAGGCTTTTTGTGCGCCTTGGATATTTACCCCTAATTGGTTTGCTACAACACCTGCCAAGGGATTATTCAGTAAAGCAGAGGCTTTCTCAATGACATCGCTGTTTATACCAAACTGCTTAACGGCCTTTTGGGCCTCTGTCAGAGTGCTTATTCCCTGTGCCGCCTGCTGGGCTGTTTTCCATGCTTCTTCCAGTCTCTGCGCCTTTGTACTGTCCATTCCTAGCATTCGGGCCAACATTGCTGCGTTCATTTTTCATCAGCTCCATTTCTTGTTTCATGGCTTTAATTTCTGCAAGCATACCGCTCATTAACTCCATTGTTTCCTGTTGCATTTGCTCCGGTGTCTTAGGTGGTGTGATTGCACCCAGCTCCACCAGCTTTTTATAATACTCGTCTGAAATGGCTTTCAACTCGTTATAGACTGCATCTGTCACTCCTACCCTATTTTTGCTCCCGTTCAGAAGCGGGTTGAACTCATAGATAATTCCGTCTTCTACAGTGCAGTAGCCTGTACCGCTGGCTTTAAATCTCTGCTCAAATTCCATGCTATCAACTCCGTTCATTTATCTGATACTGATATTATAAATGCTTTCAAGGCTTCTAAAGTGTCTATAAAATGTCAAAAAAATAAGCCCTACCATTAAGGCAGGGCAAATCTTACAATAGCTTAAATATCTTATCATATGCTGTTTTTATGGCTCTGTTCACCTTTTCTACTGAACAGTGCTGTCTATCTGCAATCTGTACAATTGACAATCCTTTCACAAATCTCAGCTCTAAAATCTCCGTTATTTCATCACAGATTTTTGCTTCCTTTATCAAGGAGTGAAAGTCCGTCAATGTAGAGTCCTGCAAGACTTTTCTTGCTTTTTTGCGTATACTAAACAATTACCGTCCTTTCGTGTTTTGCAGCAGCTCTGCATACTAATATGCACAACGGAGATGCTACTGCAAAAGCGGTTTCCTCTCTATTCGTGCTACCGTGCAAATAGGAGAGAACCACCAAAGCTGTTAGTATGTAAAGAAGCAACATGCCATACAAGGCTACTTTCAACCTGCGATTCTTTTTCTGATACGCTCTAATTGTCATTGTTGCTATAGCATTAAGCTTTTCAATCTCTCTCATGCTATCCCCTCTTTCTAAATTCGTGGTGAATAAAACTACAAAAAAAGGCTGCCAGCTTTTACACTGGCAGCCTTTATCAGATTACACAGTCTTTTCCATAGTCTTGCTCAGCACCAGCTCAACAACATAAATTGTTCCATCAATTAAGAGGGGCAGTACCAGCATGTCGCGGATTTTACACCAGCCCGTTTCTGTCTTGGCCTGCTCTTTAATCTTAGCAGTGAAGCCATCAGCTGCGGTCTTGATAGCAGGAAGAATAGATTCAACGATCTGCTTAGTCAGATTCTGCTTAACCTGTTCCGTTACTTCCTCTACCTGCAAAGATTCTACAATGTCATCTCTGAAATCTGTCCACTTACTCATAATAAAAAAACCTCCTTACATAATCAGCTGGTAATCAGTAATGCCACGAGCAATAGCCCGTGCAAAATCCTCCTGATTTTCTTCCAGCAAAATACAATCTTCCCAATTAGAAATAAAGGCCAGTTCAACCAGCACTGCTGTCATTGTGGTCTTACTGAGCACATACAGACCATTAACTCCTGGCTGAGCTGGCTTAATGCCCCTGTCACGAGTATCAAGGGAATCCACAATCTGAGACTGAATACACTGCGCAAGTTTAGCACCGCTATCAGAATTATAATAATAGAAAGTTTCCGTACCTTCTGCGGAAGCGGGACCGCTGTTGCAGTGAATGGAAACAAATACATCAGCACCGGATTCGTTTGCAGTGTCTGTTACTACATTCAATTCGTCATGCTGAAGATTCCCTGCCACTTGCACACCTGCATTGACAAGATACTTCTCCAGTTTTTTAGCCACTGCACTTGCAACAATGGCTTCTTTCAAGCCGTTGTAACCGTTTACTGCACCGGGATCCGGTACTCCGTTAGGCGCATGGCCTGGATTAATAAACACCTTCATAAAAATCACTCCTTTATTTATTCTTGGCCAGTCTGAATATGTTTAAATGGTACCGCAGTATCCACATATAATTATTCAGATTGGCCATAAATATATTAATCTTTGTGTTCCTGTACTACACGACCCAGATAGCCAATCAGGCCGCTTCCTATAGTGGTTTGCAGCTCTACACTGCCTCCTGTGAAAATAGAAGCCAGCAGAGCTATAACCAACCCCGCTCCTACTATCCAATCTGTCTGCCATTTCATAAACATCACTTCCTTTGCTCAAGAGAATCAATTCTATGGTGCGCAGATTTGGCAGAGTCTTCTACTTTTGCCAGCTTGACTTCCATCATATGCCTTTCTATTCTGCCTTGCTCCGCATTTGCTCTTATCTCTGCTATCATGCCTCTTAAATCATCAATAGCCAGCCGTAAAGGCTTAACAACCACGTAATTAAACATTCCACAAATAGCAAGAAACAGGGATACCCATTGTAATGCAGGTCCTAACTCAATACCCATCCCATCTCCTCCAATTTAAAAGAGAGGGTTGCCACAGCTTCCCTCTCCCAGCTTTTCGCGTACTACTCAGCCTCAGTATTTTCTTCCTTTGGTTTTTCCGGTGTGTACCGTGAGCACTTCACATTGCCACAAGTACCGTCCTCACGGAGTACCTTTAAGCAGCGGATACACCGCTTTTTAATCTTATACGCCATTAGTCTTCACCCCCTTTCAAGGCCTCAATGTCTGTATCATACTGAGTAGCAAGAACTGTAAGCTCTCCCTTGATTTGCTCCATGCCCTCGGCATCTCCAGCAATCATAAAGTCAAGATAGTAGCTTTGCAAGGTTTTCTTGTCCCGCTCATACTGACTGTCAAGCTGGTTAATTTTATCTTCCGTGGTAGGCTCATAAGGCTCTGGCTGACTTGGTTCTTCCTTTTTCTCCTGCTCCCTATAGCTCCACTTGCCATCTGCAAAGACAATATCAAAACCATCTTTGCCCGCTGGTGGTTTGGCCTCTGTGCAATTGGCAGGCATAAGGTAAATTTCCTCTCCTGCTTTCCTACTGGCTACTGGGTCTATCTGTCTTTCCTGCTCACTCTCAAAAATGAGGGTATCAGGATTAAATCTGTATGCTTTCATACAATCATTCCTTTCTAAAAATAAAACAATTCATACCTGTAATATCTCAGGCACTCAGCACGAAGCTGGACTGCCGAATATTACTGGTACAAACGGTATGGGTAATACTGCAAATAGCGGTGCTTTTTATGGTTATAATGCAAGACCCGGTTGGGGTGAGCAACATAATGATTGGATAAGAACAGGGTTTGATGCTTCAAGGTCATCTGCAATTTACGGCCGCAGTGCCACGGTACAGCCACAAGCATTAACATGTAAACCTCTAATTAAATATATCTGATGAGTGGTTGCATACTAAGAGCCTTTGGTTGGACCGTATCAGAAGCTCCGTAAATACCTGTCTCGCATACTGTCCCAGTCGCTACATCGTTTCTATGCGACCTGTTGCTATAGGTGCCTGTAGGTATATACAATGGCCAGTCGTTATAATAGCCTGTGCCCACAGTAGAATAGTGACTATGATTCGGCAGTCCAGCTTCGTGCTGAGTGCCTGGGATATTACTGCCCTCGATAAATCTGTTATCTGTCAGCAGTGGCAAATTGAAAGTTGTACTACCGTCACCAGCTCCGTATGTAGTGCCAATAACTGCAAATAAATCTGCATAGTTGGTACGGCTTACAGCACTGCCATCACATAGCAAATAATTCTCAGGTGTACCTGCACCTGCATACCATGTCACAGAGCCGACTAAAGCACCATCAGCTCCGAATTTCTTCACTTTAAAAAGTGCTGAACCATCTTTAAAAGTATCTCCTATTTGTAACATAAATAATCACTCCTGTTCTTAGCAGGATATTGACTATTTATCCTGCATAGCAAATATAGTATTTTACTGTCATAGATTTTGGCTGTACTGTTGTACTGGAGCCGTAGATGGGATTTGATTTGCTAGCATCTAGCAGCAAAGTATATCCGGTATAACCATGCTCAATCCATGTGTATCCTGTTGCTACTGCTTTTCCGGAGAGGGCTCCCTTACTATTTGCGTAATTAGTTGATACCCCAGCCCAATACTTTTCTCCGATAATATTCGGCAAACCAGCTTCCTTATACTCTCCAGCACTTCCAGCACCTTCTAAGAATCGCCCTACTAGGTCAGGCAACGTGTTCCCGCCTAGCACTTTCACAAGCTCAGGATACAGCTCTGCACTTATCTGACTGCCATCACATAAAAGCAAATAGTCATACTCTGCTGGGGTGCTCCACATTGGTACAATCTGCCCTGTGCGATACTTGCACCTCATATCCCGCACCATAAACACTGCCGTTCCGTCTGTCAGGTGGTCAGAGGCTCTGCCCCCCCAAAATTCTGTTCTGTTTCTGCTGTTGTACCTGCTGTAATACATTCTAAATATGCCCAGCTTGGCAGAGAGTCATGGAAGCATATATCACCCTTAGCGTATGCTGTAGAACGCTTCAAGGGTGGTCTTAGCTGGTGAGGATGAGATTTTGGATTAGTGTTGTGGTCTATAAGATCTTTAGCAAGAGCAAAAGCCTCATCACTGATATGTACAGTGACATTTTCAGCATTGCCTACAATCAAAGTAAGGTCAATAACCTGTGAATCAATAGGTGTGTGCTTATCAGGAATCCAGTCACATTTATTGCCTGCATTAGTGTATGCATAAAGCTGTTCCTCACCGTCATTGAGCTTAGCAAATACACCTATCTCTCTTGCAAAGAATCCTGCTTCTACAGTGGCGTTACTTACAGCAAAATGTACTGTAATCTGCCCGCCGCCATCGTTGTTACTGCTAGAAAATGGTGCTATAAGCATAGAATTAATAACGTCCGTCATAGACTTAATGTCAGCTCCATCAGCAAGTGAACCGTCACCGATTTTTACCCTTGTAATTGTAAGAACGGTACCATCAATCTGCGCAGCTGCTATCATTTCCATAGCCTTGTTTGTCAGTGTAATTTTTGGATACTCTGCCATTTTATACCTCCATAATTTTTCTTAAGGTTACATACCCGCCTCTGTACTCATTAGCAGGCAGGTGTGGACCTATAAAGTTATCTCCTGGCTTTACGACAATGGCATTTCTTGTCTTTATGTGCCCGCCGATAATGATTTTTTCAGCAATTGCCTTTATGGTCTGTCTGATGTAAATCCCCATATTGGCAGGAACAATCACTCTTGCATATCGCCGTATTTCCTTATTCTTGTACATAAGAGCCTGTACTAAATCAAGCCATACAGCATACTTGTCATACTCTACAGACAGCTTTACTCTGTCCTCACCGTAAATGCCGTTAAGCATATTCTGAAAGCTTCTCTCGGTGTACGGCAGGCTGTAATTTATTTTGGCTAAAATAGCTCTCTTTCGCTCTGTCAGTGTAGCTCCCTTTGCTGGGGTAATGCTGAGCATGGATTCCCACCGCTCTGCCCCATCCACATCAATGTCATACACAAAGGTATTGCAGTACCATTTCCATGCTAGTTCCCATAGTGCTTTAAGCTCAGGATTTTCAACCTCTGCTAGGGCTTTAAATTCTTTTGAGGGTGATACTGTAGATGGGTAGTAGTAAGCTACATTCACATCTCTTATATCCTTTTCTAGGCCCATGTTATTTCACCCCTTACGGCCAGCTCTGTAACTCCTAGCACTAAATTCTCCTCTACACCGTTCAGCTTGGTATGAGAAATATCCGTTATGCCATCAATACTTAAAACCCTGCTCTCAATCTGAGAGGTACGGATTGTCAGGCCTGTATCCACCTGCTTTTCAAGAGTATCAATCTTCGTACCAGCCCAACCCTTGTTAAGCTCTAAAAAGTATTCATCAATAACCTTTTGCGCTTGTTCCTTGTAATCATCTATAGATGTATCAACGGAAATGTGAAGTTCTATGGCCACTGCTGAATTTACAGCTCCTTCAACTGTGACAGTATGGCCAATGGGTGCTATACCTATGCCCTCTGCCTGATTCTTTACAGGATCTAAAGCTGTCTGCACCTCTGCCACAAACTCGGCAGTAGGAGGCTTAAATTCAGATGTCATGAAAACAACTTTTACGGTACCACCACCAGCCCATACAGGATAGACTTTACAGCCTCCAACGCCTCTAATAGCATTGACTTTTTCCTTGTAATCAGGGATATTCCCGCCATAGGCCTGTGAGTCAAAACTTGCTAAGTATCTTGCTCTGAACACCTCGGTATCTTCATCATCTTCGCCTGGCACTGTCACCTCGCTAAGTTCAGCAGTTTCCAGCCCCTTGATGTAGTCGTTAGGGATAATCTTTCCCGCAGATTTATTTCCGATAGTGCCTGCTGTTTCGCACACCATGAAATACACTCCAGCTTCAATCTTTTGTGTAACTTCATAATTCAGCTCG